AAACCCGAGTTGTAGCCTACTCCTCCAACAGTAATTTCACAGCAGTCAGAAATTCCGCCATTTACTTGGACGTCAAATAATTTGAATTTTGTAAACTCGAACTTTCCGTTAATCCGATCAGTGAGCATGGAGACCTTTGCTTTTATGAATTGGTCCATAAGGTATAACTCGCTTTCCAGTTTTTCAAATTCGGCTGAGAGCTTTTTCTCTTCGGTCTTCAATTCCTCAATCCGCTTCTCTCCCTGTTCTCTTCCAAGAAACCTGTCAATTTTGGCCTTTTCAAATCCGTAGTGGGCCTGATGCTCCCTGATCTCTCCCTGAATCTTCTCAATATCCTGCGCCTTGCCTTCCCTTTCGGCCTTGATTTCATCATTAAGGGATTCTATCTCGTCCAAGAGATCGGCGTGGTGGAGAATCCCAGAGAAGTCTTCGGATGATTGTTTGAGGGCGTTTCGTTCCTCGGTGACAGATTTCAGCTTGGTCTCGGCCTCGGAAATCGACGAGGAGATGATTTCACGCTCTTTTTTAAGGGCGTCTATTTCCTCTGCAAGGCGATCCCTCTGTTCTTTCAGGTCATGGCCCCTCCGGTTGATCTCACCTAACCCCTCGGCTTTGTCTTCATTGAAGGCAGATAGAGCCTTTTCCCTTGCACTCTGAACCCGGTCCGCTGGGAGTGCCTGACCGCAAGATGGGCAGGTGCCTGAAGTCGTGTCTTTGAATACCCTTGCGTCCATGGCCATCCACTGGTTGCGTATTCGGGTAAGCTCGGCATCCGTGCGTTGAATCTGTGCCTCTTTTTGTTTCAAATCTTCGTCTATGGCCTGCACTCTCCTATGCGAACCATTCGCCTTGGCCTCTACTTCAGAAATCTGTTGATTAAGACGATTCAGGGTGGAGAGCGATCCGGACCTGTGGGTATCTTCCATCTTTCGGAGGTCCGCATTGAGACCGGAAAGCTTGGTTGTCAGGGTCCCGACATTACCCCCCGTATTGACCCCCTGTAGCCTCAATTTCGCATCGTTCAGGGCAGTTTCAAGCCTCTGAGCCTCCGTTTCTGATGCCTTTCTGTCTATGCCAGTAACATCTGGAATTCCACGGCGTACCTCATCGATCCTTACCGGAATCCTCTCCATTTCCTTGTTAATCTCTGATCGGCGAGCCGTCACTATCTTTCGGTGATCATCGAGGGTGTGTTTTCCGAGAATGACAATGAGAGGAGATAGTTTCTCATCTGATGCAATTACATCGGCATCTGAGATATCACCACAGACTTCAAGTAAAAGGGCTCGCTGTTTCTGCCAATGGAGTGCCGGGAAGACTGAAGGTGAAGTAAGAAGGCGAAATCTTTCTTCTGCTCCAGTCATTTCATCAATGAAGGCTTTGTATTCTTTTTCGGTTTTTGGGATTGAATTGATAAAGTGCTGTGTGGAATGACCGCTAAACTCTGCCTGTGCATGCCCCCTGGTCTTAATCCATTTTTCTCTAAATATCTTTTTTAGACCTATCTCTTCTCCCTCTATAAGCAGAATTGCTTCGACCGAATGATCAATACCTCTTTCAGCCACATTGCCATCAGCATCCAGATTTTTAATAGAAAAATCCGCACGGCCAAGAGCGTCTTTTCCAAAAAGTAACCAAGTGAATCCGCTTAACAATCTGGTCTTACCGGAAGTGTTCATACCATGGATGAATGTATCCTTACCCTCTGCGTTCAATTCAAAAGTTCCTCCCTGAAAATCTTTGAGCTTCAATTTAAGGAGTTGTATGTTTTTCAATTGATCCTCCTTTGTGAATATCGCTTGGTAAAAGAGTCAGCGAGTCCTTAATGGACCAACCGATTTTCAAGCGATATCGTATAAGACTGGTGTCAATTCCCATTATTTCGCTCCATTCTACGAGTGTTTTGGTTTCACCATTAAAAGTTATCATATGATTTGTTCGTTTATTCCTGGCCTGAACTGCTAACGGAATCCAAGTACAATTATCAGGAAAGTATCCTTCATTGTTATCCTTACGCTCAATGGTCATCTCATCTGTGTATCCTTTACCATGTGCCCAACTTCGAAACGTAAGATAATTTACTCTCCATTTTTCATAGACCCTGATTCCTCTTCCCCCATATCGATCATAGTGTGAAGAATTAGGATCTGTGCATCGTTGAATCATTCCACGCCACAATCCATAAAGACGCTCTTTTTTGGAATATCCATGCTTCCAGTTTTTCTTTGCGACTAACTCTTTTCGTAAACACCCACAGCTCATAGTATTGCCATTTTTTAGGCTTCCGATTACTACGGTGACATGGTTCCCACAATCGCAGACACATAACCATGTTGACTGTCTGTGGAATGTTAAACCAGCAAAAGAAATCACCACTAACCTTCCGAATCTCTGACTTGTCAAATCTGTGAATTTACCCACGAGTTCCCCCTTTCCCTCATTCCTTCCTATATCCCAGCATCCACATGCCGAGCTTCACGAATCCCCAGGTGATTAGAAAGGCACCCATAAAGGCGCTCACATAGATTGACATTATGAAAGCACCTTCCATACCTGACTCTTGTAAAGCTGGATCAAGATACATGGCCTCCCTCACTTTTTCCTTGGCTTCTTTTTCCTTCCTGCCATAAATGCCAGATATAATCTATCTTCCAAATATATGATTGCAGTTGGAAGTTCCTTTGAGCATGACCGTCCTTCTTTACTTTCAATCCATTTTTTCCAAGCGATTACATCGGGGGGTTTTTTCATGGCATACCTCACTTTTTCCATTTGTGAAGATTCATATCCCAATGCTTTAATTCTCGTTTAAGATCATCAAGAACAGATTCGCTTAGACATAAATTCTTTACATTGTTCCTTGCAAATTGCTCAATGGCACTTCCCGCTACTCGCCTTCCCTGGTAAATTATTTCTGCTCCTTGTTTCATCCCTTCAATTATTTCATCGTACGTCATGGCCTACCTCCTCAAACTCCTCCCAGGCCTCCTTATGAATCTTCCAAGATTCCTCAGCCTCCTTCGCTGATTTCTCTAAGGCGACAATGCGAATCCACTCGCAGCAAGAACAGAACAGTAGTAATTCACCGTTGAACATCGTTGCTCGAAGTGCGTGCATTACCCCTCCTTGGGTTCTGCCTCTTCTTCTTTGACAGCTTCAAGATATTCTTTCCAAGTTAGATATCCTTTTTCTAATTGCCTTTTTTCCCAAAGTTTCATCTCATTCCTCCGTGGGTTCTGCCTTGGAGATGGCTTGACAAATATCTTCATAAATATTTCCCAATGGCAATAACTCTGGGCTTAAACTTAGACCTAAAATGTAAGCCCTTGCTTCTTTCCACGGCCCTGGTGTATGTTTCATTTTCATTCTCCCTCCTCCCATAAAGGATGCCGAAGAATTCTGTCAGATTTGCGTCTAACTTGGGCTCACATCTTGTCTTGCGACACGTCGGAAAGTTTCCTCAAGAGCTATTCGCCAATGAGGGTCAAGTGCCGGGACTGCCCTATCCCGGAGTGCCCTTCCGATCAGATGCTCTTTTCAGCTTGAACCCGCTCGAGGCGGGGTGGCTGAAACCATCTCTCGTTCAAAATGTCGGCGCTTATCATATAAGATTCCTCGGCATCCTTTATCATATCCCTCGTTTATAATATCGGCACTTATCATAAGAGCCAAACATAACGCCAGCAGGATAACGTAAGCGATTGCGATTAGACAGAGCATTTAGTCCACCCGATCCTTCCTTTCCTTCATGTAGCCCTTTGCGTCAGCATCGGGAAGGTCTTCTTCCTTCATGTAGCTTGTCGGATCTGGAAGAACACTCGCCAGATCAATGGGAGCCTTCTTATCGAATAAGCTCTCCTGCCTCTCTTCTGAAGTCATCGCCCGCTCTCGAACCAATTCAAACGTATCTAAGCGAACCGTTCGAATGGTGTTGGTTTGGAAGTCTTTATCGATCCGGCACTCGATATTTCGCATCTCGAAACCGGACTGATATTTGGTCACCGCAGAAGTCAGTTCTGCATCAACCTTGGCAATATCTGATTCGAGTTGCTTCTTAATGGATTTGAGGTCTCCCTCCAATTCAGCCCTTTTAGATAAACAGTAGGCCATTTTCTCGGCCTCTTTTCTCATTTCCCCTTCTGTCAATGGATATTTCAGATATTCTTTAATGATTTCTTCTGGCATGAAATTTCCTCCCTTTCAGTAATATACTTCTGGTAATATACTTGAAGGTTGATTTAGACTTCCGCTTCTCCTGTTGTCGGCGGCACTGGACTCTTGGCCTTCCTCGTCCTGATCGGCTTGGGCGCTGATGGGAAAACTACGTCGCCTATGACTATGTGAGTTTTCAATAAATCAATGGCGTCCTTGATCTGTTTCATTCCCCCCTTCAATTTTTTGTTCACATCTTTGTAAGGAATCGTCTTTGTCATTATGGATTCACCTCCTTTACACTTTTATTTGTAATAGTTCCTTCATCCCAGCAATCATCTTCCTCGTCTTAAGCAGCTCCCTCACTGCGAGATCAAGCTCCTGTTTCTGCCGAGCATTGATTGTCCTCTCCCTTCTAAGATCCGCATCTCGAAAGAACTCTCTCTCATCCATGGACTTCTGGATATCGACCCTGAATCGATCAATGGCCTGTTCAATCGCATCCTCCCGTTTGAATGCCGTCTGTAATACTTCTTTTGCAGTTTCCATCATGGGCACCTCCTTTCTTTTGAGTTCAATAAATTCGATCATGGCGCTGTCAAGTCCTGGGAGATTCATTTTATCCCCAATAGGGGCATAGACCCTTGTTTTTATGGTCCACGCTTGTCAGGTTGCCCTGTGGCGAGTTTTTATCTGCTGGTGCGGGAGAATGGGTTAGTGTTTTCATTATTAAAATCCTATACTAAGTCTTTCTTGAACTTCTTCCATTTCAGTTTTGAAGAATCCCATAGCCTTTAATTCTTTTAGGGTGTGTCCGTATAATTTTTTGTATTTTGAGGTATGAGGCTTTGCGAATTTCAAATTGCAACTGTGGCAGCAAGCAGTAAGATTTTCTCTTGAATGATTGTGTTTAGATAGGTCTTTATGGTGGATTTGTTTTGTGTACTTTCCGCAATAATGGCAAGTGTAATTTTCTTCTTTTAAAACTCGTTTACGCATTAGCTTCATTTCGTAATGATTTGGATATTCGGCAATCCCGCCCTTCCAATTTACGTTTCGTTCTCCGGCGCAACCACCACGGGGACCAAGAGGTCTTCTATCTGTGGTTTTGATTTCCATGATGCTATTATACGAAAAATTAGTATTTTGTCAATAGGGTAATAAAAAATAAATAAAAATAATTGGAATAGAAATTGCAGTGGATTAGGATTTTTTAGGTGGGTCTTGTCCTAAAAGAAGCCATTCGATACGGTAATCAAAACGGTCACAAATTTCCTGAAGAAAATCTAAGTCGTGGGTTTTATTACGGTTCTTTTCGTAATCTCTCCATGTATTATAGGGTATTTGCAGAACCTTTTCTGCAAATCTTTTCTGCGATCCTCGGCTACTTCCAGAAACTTCTTTTCTAATTTTTATGAGTCTGATGGCAATTTTTTCTTTCGGAAATCCCATTTCCCCTCTTGACAGGATACGAAAAATGTGTATAATGAAACCTATTATGATTTCAAAAATTCCATGTTCAAAAAGAAAAGCAGAGAAATTGAAAGCTGTGATAATCGAAAGAAAGATAATCCAATATCGGATGGCGGATGACATTGGCATGGCACCCCAAGCACTTTCAGACATTCTTTCCGGTCGTTTGAAGGGTTGGAAATATAGACACCGGATCTCCCAATATCTCGGCGTCCCCGAAGAAACTTTGTTCCCTGACGATGTGGAGCAGTCATCGTGCCAAGCTCATAGCGAACAAAGCCAATAACGCTTTTGTAAGGTGAAGTAAAAAGGCAGTATGAAAATATATCAAAAATCCCACAATTTGTGTCACTTCCCAAACTCTTCAAATACTGAAACTCCTGAAACTCGTACTCGGTATTCTCGTCTGCCTTCGAGCCGAGTTATTTCACTGGTTAAATGGTCCAATTTGTAACAGTACCCGAATTCACTGTTTGTTGGAATTATTGAGTAGCGGAAAAAGAATAAAATTATTAGAAGGCTTAGAAAATAAATAATGGTTAAGTACGCTAAAAGTATAGGTTTTTTCATAGAAATTTCTCTTTTCTAAAAACAAGGGCGGGGTAAGACACCGCCTGCGGACGGGTCGGGGAGTTGCACCTTAGCGGGTTGTTCTCCCTGGCCCGTGCTTTTAGAAATGTTACCAAAATCAATTTGATCTGTCTACATTTTTTTGAGGAGGGCTCAGAATGGATAAGCGTGGTGATCCCCTTCACATCAGATTCCCTCACCGAGAAGAACATCTCCTTCGAGAATATGCCAAAAAACGTGGTCTCAGGTTGAATGATGCAGCCGTGCATCTTATCGCAAAAGGTCTTTCGATCGAAAAGTGGCAGGAAGATTTTCATATTGAAGATTTTACAGAAAATTTTTTTAATAGTGAATGAGAGAATTGTTCTATTTGAGAACAAAACTCTACAACAAGTAAAAACGCACTAAATGAACGTATTAGAAAAATTAAGCCAAGCTGAAAAGTGGCTTTCCGAAGCAAAGGACTTAGATGATCTAAGAAAAATCCATGACGTTGCTTTAGCAGCCGAAGCCTATGCAAAAGCTCACCGCCTCGGAATTGATGCTGAGAACCATGCCTGTGAAGTCAAATTCCTTGCAGCCCGTAGGATTGGGGAATTGAAGCCTGCGGAGGATTTATCTCAAGCCGGAGCAAAGGGGGGAAGAGGCAAAAAGCCTTCCGAATCTCGGAACCCTTTTCCAATTCCTCCTCAGCGCCTTTCCGAGTTCCGAAAGTTAGCAGAGATCCCCATCAAAAAATTTAAGGAACGTATCGAAGTAGCTAAGGCCAAAGAAGAGAAAATTACCTATAACAAAATCCTTCGTGGTGATTGGTATCAAATGAGTGAAACTCCCGAATGGGAAACTCCTCAATGGCTATTCGACGTTCTCAATAAAGAATTTCATTTCGATTTGGATGTCTGTGCATCAGAACAAAACCATAAATGCAAAAGGTATTTTTCAAAGCAAGACGATGGACTAAAACAGAAATGGGAAGGAATCTGCTGGATGAACCCGCCCTATGGGAGAGAATTACCAAAATGGATTTCGAAGGCCAAAACCGAATCCCAATCTGGGACACTAATCGTTTGTTTAGTCCCTGCCAGAACCGATACCGAATGGTGGTGGAATAATTGTATTCAGGGCGAAATTAGATTCATCAGGGGCCGGTTGCAATTTTCGGGTCGAGGCGGGGCTCCTATGCCAAGCGTGGTTGTGATACTTAAACAAAAAAATATACCAAAAGTTATTTGGTGGGATGAATTTAACAAGCCGACAAGGCAAGAAAAATAATAATCCTTTGGATAGAATTATTATCCAGATTTGCCCAAAATGCGGGAGAGAAGAAGCTTTACTTCTTAGGGATTGGTTGAACTGGGGCAGAATGAAGGGACAGATTGAAGATTTACATTATCCATTAGAAAAAGGGTTTAGAGGAAGATATAAACTGAGTGATTTTTTGATTGATGGACTTAAAAAAATTAATGGCAATTATGCTTATACAGTTGAGGAAGTTTGTAGGATTCATAAAATCCCAGAAAGAGAATAAAACAATGACTCGAATCAACCTTCCAACCTGCCAAAAGATAGCGATTGAGTGTCTGGCTGTGAGTTCTAAGCCAACTCAATTCTATTGGATTGGCAGAGATAGAAAACTTAAATGTGAATGGATGGACCCCGAGAATGGAATTTTCAGGATACTTGGGGTCTCTGGATTCATCGATATGAGACATTTAACATTTTTAAAAAATGAATTTACTCAGTGCGAAATTATAAATGAATAGAACAACTTTAGACTATCTAAAGCATCCTTTCTCTGGTATCCTTCTCCATTTGGAGGAGGACGATACCATGAGAGGAGCATACAATGAATACAGAGAAGGAAAGTGGAGGATCAGGATTTATTGGAAAGGACAAAGGCTACAGATTTACCGGAACAAAAGGGGAGAGGTCTTAGAGGGACCTGGGCAGGCACAGAAGGCATGGATTCAGTTAAACCAGGAGATTGAGGATAAAATCTTTGACTTATCGGAATGGACCAAAGAAAAGCCTTTCCTTCTAAAAAATGCCTTCGAAGTATTCCAAAAGGCCAAACAGTGTGAACAAGAATGGAGATATGCGCGGGGCAGGGCGTACCGCAATTACATAGGACCCCAGCTTGGGGACATGGATATACGGGAGATCACTACAACTCACGTCAATCAATTTCATGGCTATCTTTTAGGCCTAAAATTGAACCAAAAGACTATCAAAAACATCTTTGGCATCCTCCATAGCATCCTCGCTTTTAACCGCATGGGCGATAAAATTAAGTGGCCTACGATTGAAATTCAGGCTGAACCCATCAAGTGGATCACCGCGGAGCAACAAGAAGGGGTGATCAACTATCTTGATCCAAAGGACCAACCTATTTTCAGATTTCTTCAAATCACCGGATGCAGGCCGTCAGAGGCCTGTGCATTACAAAGGGAGGATGTCGATTGGGAAAAAGGAGTGGTGATCATAAGAAGAAGCATGGGGCTAAGAAGAAGGGTCATCCCCTACACAAAAAACAGAAGGATCAAGATTATCCCGGTGTCTGTGTTTTCTGCCATGTCTCACATTCTCCATCCCCGGGAAGTAACATCCTTTATATTTACCCGAGACGGGCGGCGTTACCACAAACAAAGGCTACAGAGGGCTTGGAGAAGGGCTAATCTAACTGCGAACCGTGAGCTCGGGATTCCAATTATTCATGTCAAAAATGCCTTCCGTCATTCTATGGCCTCTCAACTTATTAACGCTGGAGTTCCGATCGAAGCCATAAGCAAAATGTTGGGTCATTCGAGCATCAAAATGACAGAGAAAGTCTATGCCAATATTCTGCCCGAGACGGCTTGGGGATACAGGAAGGTTGTAACCATTGGTGTCGTAGACGGGTTGCAGAAAAAAGACCCGGCCGCGGAGGCCTTAAATGAGTAGGGTTGCTGGGCGTGAAGCTATGTTCGACTCCTCGTCCCCCAGTTCACTTTCCTTTGTAATTTCCTGTATTAATCCTCACTTTTTAACCACCAAACCAAATTCCTTAATCATCTTAAACAACTACAAACCTGACATCAATGTTTATGCAGGGTTGCAAATGGGTTGCAAACTGGAGGTAAAACCGTGGAGCCGTTCGCACGTTTAGGAAAGAGACCACGACTTAGGCCGAGTCCGGGAAGTGGCGATTCTCACTCCCGCAAGAAGCGTGAGGCATCTCCAAAAGATCGGCTAATAATGTTTTCGATTCTCAAAACACTTGCCAATTTCGGCCAATCCTTGCAGAGGCTTCCCTTCTACCGCGGGCGAGGTCAGCGATGATAAAGGCGACTCTTTATTTGCCCAATGGGAAATATGTTTCGGTCTTCATCAAAAGAAGGCAATACAAATCCCTTGGCGGAGGACCCAAGGAAATGTCGCTTTGGTGGAAAATCCAATCTTTTTTTAAAAAGCCATGGAAGAAATTCCATCAACGAGGTCAACGAGGAAGAAAATAGGAGGGGCAACATGAAAACTTTATTTATTTTCATCTTTATCGTTTTACTCGTAATTCCTACCGTGTCGTTAGCAAAGGATATTGACATTTCGGTTACTGGAGCTATCGGCTATGGTCATGCCAAATGGGGGAGTGGGGAGGCAGTTCAACCTGGGGGGACTCTCGAGAAGTCAGCCGTAATCTACAATCCGGCCATTCAAATAAAATATAACAAGTGGGCGTTTCAACCAACTCTCGAGCTCAATTATCGCTGGACAAAATACGATTTCTCGACATGGCAAGCTCTGGTTCAAAAGATGGAACCGAGAGCATGGTCCTTTCTCTTAGGTTTAACAAAAGACTTTAATTTCCTCTACGCCTATGCCCTGGTAGGAATGACCTTCTATGATGCTAATCCGAGTTTATTAGAAAGGCATCCTCCACTCTATCACGGAACCAATATAGGGATTGAATCAACTCTTTTTACCTATAAAGTCGGAGCGTATAAACTCTGGAAGGTAGGCCCACTCGAAGTTGGACCCGAGGTATCCCTTCAAGGCTGGGGGATTAAACCTGGCTTTTCAAGGTGTAGGGAAGGTAAAGAAAATATTATCCAACCCAATATTGGGATAAGGGTTCAGTGGTAAGGGTGGTGGCGAAAGCACTGGTCTACTCATCATCTTCCAGTTAGGGACCCTCCCCTACCCACCCGTTTTTTGAGACTTAAATCTAACGAAAGGAAAGGAGGACACAATGGCTAATGAAAAGATTTTAGATGTCGAAATGGTGGATGTTGGGTTCGAGAGTTCAAATGAGCCTTGGCTTCCCTATAACTTGGCCGATGGAAATATCATCGAGCTTCGGATGATGCTTACCAGTGTGAAGAAACTCATCTCAAGAGACCCGACTAAAGACGACCCTAATAACCCTGTCTATCAATTCCAAATGGGCGGGGTAATGAGAGTTAGGAAGGCTGGTAAACTCGGTCCGGAGAAGGTCATGCAATGAGCCAATTAGGAAGAGGGCATAAAAAAGCGACAGATGAACAGCTAATACAGGCTTATCAAGACCTTGGTAACGTGTGGGAGGTCGGTAAATTTCTGGGGATGTGTGGTCAATCTGTCCATGAAAGACTGAAAAAACTGAACGTTGAGTTAAAATATCCCCGTTATAAAGAGGAACACATACGTAGACTTTTGGACGATTATGAAAAGTATGCAAACGAAGGAAAACTCGATATTCTCGCCTCTGAGATGGGCAGAAAGAAAAGCGATCTATGCGCTAAAGCAAGAACTCTTGGGTTGACAAATCAGAAAAGAGAGAGACCTTATCATAGAAAATGGAGTGCCATTTCAATAGAAGAAGCGGTAAGGATTTGGGATAAATTCAAATCTTCAAGCCTGAATAAGAAGAGGTTTTGCCAAAAACATAATTATCCTCTTTCTGGGTTTGATTTGGCGATGAGAAAATATTTCTCAGATGAGTGGGATCACGTCATTGAGCTTAAAACCCCTAAAACAACCATGTATAAATTGGGAAGATACTTTGAATATCGAGTGAGAGATTTTCTAAAAGCACAAGGATTCTATGTTATTCGCTCACCTCAATCAAGGTCTCCTTTTGACCTAATAGCTATAAAACCAAATCTTATATTAGCGATTCAATGTAAGAAATTTGGTTATTTTGCACCCAAAGAATGGAATGAATTTTATGGTCTCTGTCTTTCTATCGGTGCATCTCCGATCGTAGCTTACATGGAAAACGTAAAATTGATGAAGTTTAAAAGAATTATGGGTTTAAAAACGGGTAATAGGAAGGATATTCAACCTTGGGAAGACTTTGTAATTAGTCTTGCTGAAGAGCCAAAAACGATTATTCGAGTCGAGAGGCTGGGAGGGACAGAGCGATGAAGGATCTCGAACTTTTACAGAGTACCATCAATTATTACCGGTCCAGAGTCATGGAGGAACTATCAAGGCATGGGTCTTTTTTCCGCTCAGATTACTTTAGAAAACCTTCCAAATTCCAAACTTTTAAGCGCAGAGTCGTAAACGCCTTTTCCAGAATCCATGACGCTTACTTAGTCTTAATCGGTCGTGCTGAAATTGAGGAGGATGACTAATGATACGAGAAGGATATCCAACGAGGTGAATAGGGGGTGACGAATGGCTGAACGAAGATCACTTTGGGGGAGTATTTCGATGTCCGAAAAGGTCAATAAATTGTCTCTTCCAGCTGCTTTATTTTACACATGGACAATTCCACATGAAGACGATTTCGGGTACATCGAAGGAGATTTGAAGCATTTGAAAGCAGTTATCGTGCCCTACCGTGAAGAAAAATGCTTCTCTACCCATGGAAATTCTAAGGAATTTGAAAAATTGGTAAACGAGATCGCAAACGTCCACCGAATTGTCGGAAGTTCTAAGCCGCTGTGGACACTCTACACTGTAAATGGCAAGCGCTATATAAAAGATGAGTATTTTGAAGAACGACAATCATTTAAGGCAGTTCACCGCAAACCTTCCAAGATAAAAGCTATCCTCGATAGCACCCTTTCTGCACCCTCGTTGCACCCTTCCAGCACCCAAGAGGTGCAATCAAGTGCTAAAGAGGTGCCTAAGTTAAGTAGAAGTGAAGAGAAGAGAAGTAGAAGTACCCCTAATGTGGATAACTCTGTGGAAATCTCAACCCAGAAGTCTAAACCAAAAGGCGACGACGGGAACCCCTTTTTTCTCTCAACTGACACAAGAACCGAAGAGGAATTCAACCAGTCTCTCCGAGATACCTACCCATCAATTTACGAGAAGACCATGGGGGAAATTAATGAGTGGTTCGATAATAACCCCGACACTTTCAAGGACCCCAGTAAAAAAAGAAAGTTCATCCTAACCCGATTCATACAGGCCCATGCCCAGGCCAAACAACTCGGAGTCGAAAAGCCATGACAAATAAAGAGGTCAAAGAACTGATCGCTATCCTCGAATTAATTGAGAACAAGGAAAATATGTTGCGTGAAATAGTCGTTTGGCTCAGATCTAAGGGACTATGGGAAGAGTGCCAGAAGGATTTAATAACCAAAATTGCCAAGGAGCCTAAATGACCAAGAAGAAAGAACCCGCCCTTAAACGAAAGGTGGGTAGACCAAGGAAATTTACCGACCTCGACCTCTTTCAAAAGAAGATTAATGAGTACTTCGAAGAATGTGATGAAAAAAAAGAACCCTACCTGATATATGGGTTGTCAATCCACCTGGGACTATCCAGAGAACACCTGCTAAAGTATGAAGATGAGAGACCAGGATTTAGTGAGGCCATTAAAAGAGCAAGAGAGAGGGTACAAAGGCAAATCGAGCAGATGATGGTTGAACGTGGCACCGGAAACGTGGCTGGACTCATTTTCTGGCTCAAGAACAATGCTGGTTGGCGGGATCTTATGGAACTTGAACACGCTGGTCCAGGGGGAATTCCTCTCGAAATGAGTAGTATCGAAGTGGCCGCTCGAATCGCTACGATCCTTGAACTGGCTCGGAAGAAGAAGGAAGAGATAGCCATCGAGACCGAAGAAACAAAGGCGATACCAGAGAAGATTAATGTCAGCAAGAATTGACACCACAAGATATTGGGGTAGGAAGAGAGGTAAAAATTATCAGGTCATTTGTGAGCTTGTGAAAAGTTAATAATCTTCACAACTTGTGAGTTTTTTGTGGCAAAGGTTAACATAATACTACTTATAGGACAGAGCAAAAAAATGATTTCTGAAAGGTCATTTCACAAAGTCTGGAGGAGGGGGCCATGGAAAATTATCAGTCGTCCCAAACCGACAAACCCCAGAAGCCGAACCAACGCCGATCCTCAAGATGGAACTTCATCTTCAAGAGAATTTGCTTCCGTCGGTGGTTCAAGCCCAAGTCTGAGCGGTGGTGGTGGGCGGGCTGGAGGCTGAGGTAGGAGGTAAAGAATTCTTTTGGCCATGGCCCGAAAGGAGGTATACCCCCGGAACCAATTCCAGAATTTGATTTACTCTCAGTCTTTACGAAACTGGTAAAAGGGTTTTTTATGAAGAGTCCATGCTTGAAATGTGAAATCAAAAAAAGAGATAAATGTTTTGAATTTTGTAGGCTTCTTAAATCTTATCAGGATTTTCTTGACTCAAATAGAGTTGAGTGGCCGGAATATCCGTTGGGTGATGGTAACCCAGGCCGAAAAAAAAGAATACCGCCATTTATTTTAGACATGGATTATTGAGGAAGCGTCGGGAGAGCGAGCAGTAAAAAATAAAAAAAAACAAAAAGGAGGTAAGACATGAAAGCTGAATCAGGTTTACGGAAAATGGCTATTGAGTTTGCGGTTAGGACTTATTGTCTCGGCACTTCGACAAACGATGTAGTTGAGCGTGCGGAGGCCTTCCTGAAGTTTTTGAAGGGTGACATTGCAGGGGCAATTCGATCAGGTGCAGGAGTGAGAACAAAAAAAATTCAGAAAAAATAAAAAAGGGTGAATTTCTTTAACGAAAGGAGGTAGGTATGTTGTGTTATGAGTGTATGATTAAACGGAACCAGTTATATGATTTAGATGTGCCTGATTTATTGTGGCCCTGGATTCATTGTCACCACGAAGAAAAGAAACCGCAAGAAGAGAAGTGTCCGGTGTGCCACAATTTTTCAGATGCAACGGAAATACAACGTCAGGTTTTCACGGCATTCTTCCGGTTGCCTTGTAATTTCTGCTATAAGTGCGGCCGTGAACTGAAATGAGCCTTACCGAGATAACCGAGCTTACAGAGATGATTGATGTGCTTCCCCCCGAGGAGCAGGCGGAACTCCGCAAGTTAGTGACAAAGGGCTTCCCGCTGTGGCTTCCCGTCAAGGGGCCTCAGCTTCAGGCCTGGAATTCACAGGCGGATATTTTGTTATTTGGAGGTTCTGGTGGAGGAGGGAAGAGCGATATACTTTTAGGTCTTGCGCTTACGGTGCATAAAAAATCTCTCGTCTTCCGGCGTGAGGCGACACAGGCCGAAGGGCTCATTGATAGGGTCGCAGAGATTCTTCATACGAGGGATGGGTTCAACGCTCAGAAATTGATTTGGCACATTGGGGCACAACGGAAGTTAGAATTCGGTTCCTGCAAGGATCCGGGGGACGAAATTAAATGGATGGGGAGGCCTCATGATTTTTTAGCCTTCGATCAACTGGAGCATTTCCTTGAAAAGCAGTTCCGGTTTCTTCTCGGGTGGAACAGGACGACGAAGAAAAATATCAGATGCCGTGTCGTTGCAACGGCTAACCCGCCGACAACCGAAGAGGGCAGATGGATTATTGGTTATTGGGGACCCTGGCTCGATAACAAACATCCTCATCCGGCCAAACCCGGAGAGTTGCGCTGGTACACCACGATCGAAGGCAAAGATACGGAGATGCCGGACGGCAAGCCCTTCAAGGACAAACTGGGTCACCCGATCACCCCGAGGTCTCGGACATTCATTCCTTCCTCGGTTTACGACAACCCCTTCTTGATGGCTACAGGTTACGATTCTATCTTGGCCTCTATGCCCGAACCCCTGCGCTCGCAGATGCTCGAGGGGGATTTTACCGCTGGTATGGAGGATCCAAGATGGCAACTTATTCCCACAGCCCACGTTGAAGCAGCTCAGGCGAGATGGAAAGAGTACGGGATGCAGGGTGAGATGACCTCTATGGGAGTCGATGTAGCCAGAGGCGGAAGAGACAAGACAATTATCTCAACCCGTTACGGAAACTGGTATGCTCCCCTGGTTTCGCTTCCGGGTGTCCAAACTCCTGACGGCTGGTCGGTAGGCAGCGAGGTCTTTAAAGTTCGGAGAGATCACGCTCCTATTCATGTTGATGTGATCGGAGTAGGAGGCTCCGTAGTAGACCACTTAAGAAAAAATCTTAATTGGAACGAGGTCGTCGCCATAAATGGCGCCGAGCAAGCAACCATCGGTGCAACCGACAAGATGTCGGGGAAACTAAATTTCCGAAACAAGAGAGCGGAGCTTTGGTGGAGATTCAGGGAAGCCCTTGACCCAAAGACTGGCGTGAGCCCGCCGATTGCACTGCCTCCCGATCCCGAGCTAAAGGCCGACCTCTGCGCTCCGATATGGAAGCTCACGACTTCCATAGAGATCCAGATTGAATCGAAAGAAGAAATCGAGAAGCGCATAGGCAGGTCCCCAGATAAGGGTGATGCCGTCGTTTACTGTTCGGTGCAGACTACGAAAAGTGGTGGCTTTGGTGGAAAATCGGAAATAAGGAGGAGAGGAACTTGGCGATCAATGTAAAGCGTTTCAAACTTAAAATCGGAAAAATAGTAAAAGAATTTCCACCTGGAAGAGTTGAAAAAATTACAATGAATTTTCCGCTGAAGTTTCCCCAGGAAGGCTTTGGCGAGATTACTTTCAGGGTGATTGAGAGGCCAAAACCATGAGTGAAGCCCTCTTTCTTTTGGCCAATATTTTCTTTATTCAGGCGTTGCCAACGAGACTTATCGTTCTGCTTATAATTTCGGATTGTGTCGTTCTGGGCGTGAAATTAATAATGGACTACATACCATGAATAAGGCTTATCATCTACAGCAGATCAAGGCAGAATTAAAAAAAATGGAGGAAGAAGTTCAATCCAAACGCAAAGTGTCAAGCAGTATCGTCTTGAGACTCATCGCTATCCTGTATGATCTTTGCTCTATGATAGAGGTTTGAAATGTTGGATTTGGAGTTATGAAATTTTATGTTTAGAGGCCAAATTATAACACGATCCGATATTCAGAGAGTAACAAAGAAGCACACAGCTCCAACACCTTCATCAAGAATAGCGGGGCGTGGCGGAATTCTTGTTTCTTCAACCGATCACCCAAAAAAGTTACGCCGTCATCATGGTAAAAATAAGAAAGCCAAGAAGGCTTTGAAGATTATCTCTACCTGTGCAATTCACTTATATCCGAAACATATGCTTCCAACTGAGGTATTGACACCATATGTAAATTCCACACCAAAGAGGGTAAAGTCAATGCCAAGAGTAGTGGCGAAGCCTACGTTCCCAGTTTCGATAGCAAAACCAATAAATCACCATTTTCATATTCCAATGAAATCAGTAATGGAGAAAATCAATGCTAAACTATCTGGGCGGCCTTAAAAAGCGTTTCGACCATATTAAGACATCTTCTGATGAGAGCGATTCCTATGAACCTGCTATCGTCATTGTTCACCATGGGAAACCAGGAAAGTCGTTTATTATTCTACAATCGGCCTATTGGAAATATATCGACCCGAAGGATAACCTCGATGCCGAACCATCGGATGCGAAGGAATTTCAGGAACTCGTTAATAAAAATCTTCGTATCATCCAGCTTACAAAACATTTCTATGATTCCCCGAGCAGAAAAGAAGCCCTCCTCAATATCGCCCACACCAGGATAGCGGGGGCACTCAGATTGAGCACCGGCATTATGCTCTGTGTTTGCTATAATTTGATTAAGTGCCTCACTATGTTCGACATAGAGGTAAGCCCCCAAAGTGCTGCACAACTTCTCATGTTCATCCAAGATGGTTTAGACGACTTGAAGAATATGCCGGAAATTGCCAAAGAAGAAAAGCTCGTGGCCGGCGAAGTGACTTTATTTGAGGGATCGAGAAAAATCGCAACTAAGGACCTAACCGTTAGCGAGACCGATTTAATCATCGAAGGCGGAGGGGAGGGAGAGGCATGAGCTTCGGACTTAGAATTTCTTTTGGTAGATTATGCCGACTTGAAAAGTTAAGAGAGCAATGGCGTATAGCTCAAGAAGAAGATGCTAAACTTTCTTGCGGCTGGAAACCTCATCAATACCGTCGTCGTTGTTGGCCTCTAAGAACCGAGGATGTTTTTGAATCCAAGAATGAGTACGACATATTTATGAAGTTTATGGCTGAAGAGTTTGACAGAATTATTTTTGAACACCTATCGAAGGATACTGAAGACAACTCATGACACCCATCTTCAAGAAGAAAAAACTCATCGAACTCTCTCCCGATTTTGAGTCAACGCCTGAATTTCCGGTAGAGAATTTAACCATAGAGATTTATACAAAAAAGAAAAAAATATCTTATGTGGAGTCGGAAAATTTTACCGGCACACTCCACCTAAATTTTAATAAGGGAGGACTCAGTGGGGTACTTGAGGAAGCTGTAGAAAAAAAATCCCCTTGACAACCCCTGTGCAATGTGATAAAGAAATTTAACAATTAATTTTAGACCAGGTTGGTCCGTAAGTTTTAACCTCGGTTAACAACTGCAACCCCTGGATAAACGCAACAAAAGCGTTGCGAGTTATTCGGGGGTTTTTTTTGGACTCACAAACTAAAGGACAAATCCTCCAGACATCCCGCCCGCAAGTCTACAAAAAAGAAACCAGAGACGGCCAAGAAATCCCCAGAACACGCCTCGGCGTAAGTGATAGCAAGCATCCACTGGACGGCCCTGAGTGGACAGAGCGATTGCGAAAGCTTATGCAGTGGAGGCGGCAAGCCCGCGTGTATCAAGCGGATAATCGAATGGAGCAAGCCATTGATGAGGATTTCTACGATTCCATCCAGTACGAACCTGAAGATCTCCATGTCCTCGAAGAACGCCGCCAGCCTCCCCTCGTCTACAACGTCAGCAAAAACGTCTTGAACTGGATTTTCGGTGTAGAGCTTAAAACGAGGATGGATCACCGTATCCTTCCACGAAAGAAGAACGATTCGGCCAATGCCAAGACCAAAACGAAACTCTTCAAGTATGTGGCCGATGTTTCTAAAGCGGCCTTTCACAGATCGCAGGCGTTTCAGGAGTGCATCAAGTCGGGACTCGGCTGGATCGAAACCGGAGTAAGAAAAAATGGCGATGAGCCCATCTTCATCCGCTCAGAGAGATGGCGCAATATGTGGTTTGACCATCTGGGTTTGGAGCTTGATTGCTCGGACTGGCGCTATATCGTCCGTGAAAAATGGGTAGACCTCGACATCATCCAGGCCATGTTCCCGGAGAGAAAAGATGCCTTGAAGGTTATTTCTGAAGGCGTAAACTCCCTCTATCCCTATTTGCCCGACGATACGGTAATCACCGATTACGCTTCCGAATTCGACCTTGAATCCGACCTTGATTCTCTTTTTGGCGGACCCTTTGATGGAGCCAGAGAACGGGTAAAGGCCGTTGAGATGTGGTATCGGATGCCAGACCATGTAAAACTTTTGCATGTCCGGGATGAGGACACGCCCTTTGGGGCGCTCGATGGTTCAATCTACAGGCCGCAAAACGCCGATCATAAATACCTTGTCGACGGCGGCTATTTTTCCACGATAGACGCCTACATGCTTACTGTCCGCTGTGCGATGTGGGCAGGCGCTACCTATCTTCAGGATATTCTAAGCCCTTACCACCATAACCGCTTCCCCTTCATACCTCTTTGGTGCTACCGCAGAAAACGTGACAACCTACCCTATGGAGTCATGCGGGACATTCGGGACCCACAGAGCGACTTAAACAAACGTCGTTCCCGCTCCCTCTTCCTCCTATCGGCAAACCAGGTAATTCACGAAAAGGGCGCCTTTGATGACCCAAATAAATTCAGAGACGAAATGAACAGAGCCGATGGAGACATGGAGGTAAACGAGGGTGTCCTTGTGGGCAAAAAACTTGAAATCGTCAAGCACAATGTCGATGCCGAAGCTCACGTCAAAATGGCTCAGGACGACGAGAGATTCATCCAGAGAATTGCAGGCGTTGAGGATCCGAACCTTGGAAAAACCGAAAAGGAATTAAGCGGTAAGGCGCTTGCCCAACTCTCCATTCAGGGACAAACGACCTCCGGTATTTTCTTCGACAACACTTATTATGCTTTTCAACACGAAGGCGAAATTGTTCTATCTCTCATTGAGCAGTTCTGCGACCAAAAGAAAGAATTTTTAATCAGCGGGGATCAGAGCAGAGACGAATTTATAACCATCAATGAGCTTACCGATCAGGGAATTCAAAATAATATCACGCTATCGAAAGCGAGATTTATTGTCTCGAAACAGGATTACCGGGAGAGCCAAAGACTCTCCATGCTCGATATGTTAAGCCAGCTCGTTCAGAGTCTTGCGAAGTCCATGCCTCAAGTCGCCCTTGCCCTGCTTGATGAAGTTATCGATTTCATGGATGACCTTCCGAATAAAGATGAGATGGTCTCAAGAATTCGTAAGATTAACAAACAACATGCACCCGAAGATGAGATGACTCCAGAGGAGAAGGAACAGTTTAAACAGGCGCAGGCCCAAGTGCAGCAAGAACAAAATGCCATTAAACAGATTCAACTCGCCATGTCGAAGGCCGAACTTGCAATCAAACAGGGAGAGGCTGCGGATAAAGAGAATAAGGCAATGAGAAACCATGTCGATGCGCAGATGAAGAAGCTCGAAGGATTTATTAAAGCTTTGGAAGCGGCTCAAATAATCAGAGCGGCACCCCAGTTGGTTGGGGCTGCCGATAGGCTGATTATAGAGGCGGAGCAGGCCGGGGAGAAAAAGCCTGGAAATGGCGGAGCGCAGAGGCGCTTACTGCAACCAAGTGGAGGAACGGGATTGCCGAGTTAAACAAAACCCAAATAAGTAGGGAGAGCTAAAAATTAGGCCAAAAATTAACCCAGAAAATAAGGAGGATAAAAAAATGTTTAAAAAAACAAAACTTTTAGTATTGGTATTGGCCATATGCTTACTGTTACCCCTTGCCTCACTTGCGGCCCCTACAGAAACAACTAATTGGGTGGTGGACCCTTATGGGATCAGCGAGCAATATGGATTAGCCATGATGCTCAATAGAATGGGCACCAGAGTTTTATTCCAGATTGGGAGTTGGGTTATTCCTTATAATGGCCCGACTTATGATTATTGTGCTACATTTCAAGATCAAGTCGTTGGAGGGGGGATTCGTGCCCAACTTTTCACTGGCAACTTTGATATTTGGGTAACACCAGCCAGTGTGACTGTAGGGCCATTTGGGAGTTTATTGCTTGCGGATATAATTATCACCCCAGGCACAAATTACAGACTATGGTATTCAGTGAGGACCACTCCTTGGCCTCCAAGGAATCAGTAAAATATTTAGATTGGCTCTCCCTTAATTTTTAGAAGGAGAAATAGATGGCAAAGAAAATTATTATTTTACAGAAGCAGGATTTCACGAATTATTTTGAAGTGTCATTTGTTTTTTGGCTTGCTGTTCCTGTATCTCAGCAACCCTTTAGGGTTAATTCTTTAGCTACAAGTGTTTATAGCGGAGCCACAACTGCTGAAATTCAAGCTATTCAGGCAGGACAAATATATGAATACGTAGGAAGAGCATCATATCCCGTCGGTACTGTGAATACTACAATAGCTGCCGATTTAGTGGGAAAGTATAATAATGCTCAAACAGACTTAAGTAATCAAACCCTGTTCCAATTTTACGGAACATATTGGGATGGGACAGCCTGGACAATACAGGGAGGATAATAGATGGCAACCGCATCAAGGAATATTGGTAGTCATGTCGCAATGACAATAACCAATTTAAACAGTTTAGCAAATTCCCAAACTGCGGGTTGGCAATCTGCAAAAGTAGACGATACCTCAACCAAGGCACTCGATTATGAAATCGCTGTTAAATTGACGATGGCCAATACCGCACCCGCAAATGATAAGGCCGTTTACGTTTATGCTGTACCTTGGTATTACGATGGTTCAAGTTGGTATCCTGCGGATTGCGGTACGGGTACATTACCCACTGGGACAGAAGGAACCATTACCATTGCAAGTCCGAATGACATGAGGTTGCTTGGGGTACTAAATTATACAACTCAGCAAATGGTTCTGGAAGGGGTATTTTCCTTGCTTAATGCCTTCGGTCAATACCTTCCCGATGGATGGAGTTTGGTCATAATTGATTATTCAGGTGCTGCCATTGCTGCATCTGCCAATATGGTGGCATACAAACCAATCAAGGTGGACATAGCATAAAATGGGCTGGAATCCGAGACCTTTTCTTGGAAGTCAAATAAATAGGGCACATCCTCTTTTGAGGGGTTTGAAGTTATGTAGTCCCCTCAATGAAAGTGGAGGACTTTATCTTCAAGACGTGGCCTCGAATCTTAGACAGGGAACTATTACTGGGGGGATCTGGAAACCTATGGCAGATGATGGGGTTTACCTGAATGGGAGTGGGCAGTATATCGGTTATCCCCAGATTAGCTCTGATTTAACAAATACTCAGGAAATGACGGTTTCTATGTGCTGCAATATCCTTAATCCTGTTGCTAATGACAGGTATTTTGAAACTAAAGCGGTTTACAGTGATCTCAATGGTTGGACAATACAAGACTCTGGAGTAGTCAACTTCCAATTCTTTTGTAATGTGGCACAGGTAATTGCTTTACAAGGTTATACCACAGGTGTCTGGGCTGAGCAGACTATTAGCTATAAGAATCCAGGCAACTGTAATGGATATATTAATGGAGTTTTAAAGGCCCAAGTTGCTACCACTTATGGTATGTCATCTAATTCCAATCCTTTCTATATCGCACGTTATGGGTCAGGAGGCAATAATGCCACGATAATGGTTAAGCATATTTTCTTCTGGAACAGGCAATTATCAGATCAAGAAGTCATGGATTTTTACAACAGGCCCTATGCCATGTTTGAGCAACCCCAGAGGGCGAAGTGGTTTATGTTACCGGTGGCAGGGGTGGCACAGCAGGCATATCAACCCTGGGCGCAGATGGGGCCAATTTTGGCGCAATAACGACTAAAGAAAGGAAAACGATGATGTTGGAAAGAACGAAGACTCAAGGAGAGCTTTTGGCAGAAGCCCAAATCGCAGACGACAAACGGTGTGATGACTGTATGAAAGAGGTTCAGACCGTACTCAGAAAATACAATTGTCTTATGTCCCCCGTTTTTCACATAACGACCAAGGGCATCCAGGGTAATGTGACGATAGAAGCACTTCCAATAATTCCAGGCAGAGATAATGGAGGGAAATTGAGGTAACTAATTTTATTTTAACATAGGGAAAACAAAATTCCCGTTTGGCCACGGGAATCCCAAGCATAAGAAAGCCCAACTGTACGTACAGGCAGTTGGGCTTTTTTTTTGGGACACAGGCTAAAAGGAGGAAAGAACCATGAGAGAGTACACAGTTACCGGACAAAACATCACAGTATCAGGCGGTCCAACCCTTGTCCTTATCAACCCGGTGGCAGGAACGGCAATCGAAATTTTGCGTTGCTGGTGTTCTCAGATGGCCAACGCCACGAGCGCCCAACAGGGAATACAAATGGGCACTAAAGCATCGGCCTTCGGGACTTACGTTTCCGCTACACCTGGCAAGACGAAATCAGGCGACCCTGTATCTGGAATTGCTGGTGGCACGACTGGCGCCGCAGGCACATGCGGAATCAATGCCTCCGCCGAGGGAGCGGGAACTGCACTCGCAATCTATCCTGATGCGTTCAACGTGCTTAACGGTTGGCTCTGGGTGCCGACACCACGAGAGACGTTCATCATCCGGGCAGCCGATTCATTGGCCTTTCAACTAAAGTTCAGTACAACCCCAGGGACTTTGACGGGGTGGAACTTTGGCGTAACCTATTCCGAACTTGGATGACAAATCCAATGATTACGGTGAGTTACAGATTATACGGCTGATATGTGTTTGGCTAAATCCATACATCAAAGCCAACATGGATTGGGAAATTCCACCCGCTGCATAGCGGGTACGAATTTCTTGAATTTCTTCCGCCGTAATCCGTTTAATTGGAAAACGATTCTTTTTAAGCATGTCTTGTGTGTTGTCTTTCAAAGTACCGAGGAACAGATGATTTGGATTAACGCAGGGAGGATTATCACATTTATGACAAACAGCCATTCCCTCTGGAATTGGACCATGATGAAGTTCCCAGGATACACGATGGGCTTGCAATCCAGATTTGTCGTTGCCATTGCCAAGTCTTCCATATCCGAATTCAGATTTAGCCCCGATCCAAATCCAACAGGTATCGATTTTTTTAACCTTTTCCCAAAACTTTTCGGAGATGGGACGCACTTTAGAAAGGTGATAGCAACGTGGGCTACAGCAATGACCAGCATCCCGTTTTATCTCACTCGGCCAAACAAAATGTATGCGTTGACAAATAGGACAGATTCGTTCGACTTGTCCAGGATAGGTACGGTTTAACATGGTTAACCTCCTTTATTTGGTGTTGTGTATGACAGTATATCACTTGGTTAGACAAAATACAAGGAGAATTTAATTTGGGACTCTATTATAACCCTCCCCAGCCCCCAGCGATGGCACCGAGTATTGTACCGGAGGTATACCCGGTAGCGACGGACAATCCTCCGTTCGTTCATCCTGGGAGACCTGGGCCTGAGTTCTTTCGTCTACTGGCGGCATGGGTAAATCCTGACACTCCAGACCCACTTCCTTATCGGAGACAGATTACTTCTGCGCTCGCAGGATGGAGTGTGGACAATCCGCCAACAAGACGTGACCCATCTCTACCCCTAATCACAATGCAGTGGCAGCCACCGGACCCACTTCCTTACCGACGGCAGATTACCTCTGCGGTTCCTGGCTGGAGTGTCGATACGCCACCATTAGGAATTTCAAATCTTCCAACTATCCTAATTACATGGCGGCCTCCGGACCCGCAGCCATATCAAGCGGTTCGTTCAATGGTGCCGACGGTTTACCCGGTAATTTTTAACGATCCGCCATTCGGCCAAGCAAGAAACAGTCAATCTCTTTCAACCGTTATTTCGTGGTGGCTTCCAGATCCGCTGCCACAGGGAAGCAGGATTTCGTGGATACCGATATATCAACCAATCGTTGTTGCGAACCCTCCATTTATTCTGCCGTTGGTTCTTTACAACATTCTGGACTCTTGGATACCCCCAGACCCGCAACCGAGGCAGATACCTCCGAGTATATTACCAACGGTATATCCAGTTCAGGTAAGCAATCCACCGTTTGGGATACCGAGTCCAAACCTTCCGACTATTCTGGCGACGTGGAGACCCCCAGACCCGCAACCACAGCGGATTATTCCGACCTCATCTTTTCCTGGGTATAGCGTGGACAACCCACCAGTAGGGATCCCGAATCCGAACCTTCCTTCCATTTTGGTTACATGGCGCCCTCCCGATCCTCAACCGCAGCGATGGATACCAAGCATTATTCCTTCTCAATATCCAGTCGTTGTTTATAATCCGCCCTTTGACAAGGCAAGAAGTAGTCAAACTTTCTATGAGATTTTAAATTCCTGGGTGCCTCCTGAGCCAATCAGGATGGCGAGTCGTGCAGTGATTCAACCAGGGATCACCGTCACAGTGAAATTCAGGGCATTTGCTGATGATGATGTCATCACGTTTTCGTTTTAGAGGTTTTTGGTATGGTACGTCCATTTGAAATTCATTCAAAGAGCGTTTTGCTTTTTTCCTATGACCCGTCGACCGGAGAATTTATCCCGGTTGTGGCGAACCCTTCGGGAGAGCTCAAGATGGCGGGCAATCTAAACCTCGCTGCCGATATCGAGATAGACGGTACGCCAGTTTTGAATAGACGCTTTTTGGTAAATGCTTCGGGAGACAATACGCTGGTTACGATCGCATCCGGCCAGTACATGAAACTCTACAAGGCCATTCTATCAGTGAGTGCCGATATTTCGGGAGAGGTAACGTTAAAGCTCGGTGGGAACTTCTTAGCAGGGGTACAAAATCCGAAATCAGGTGGTCAGTACATGCTGGTTTCTTCATTCCCGGACTTTGAACAGGGGATTTCCACCGGAGATGCACTCATTTTGAATCTTCCAAGTGGCACTACGGTAACTTTGAATTGTTCCTATGAAATCAGGAGTGCAGGGGTTCTATGAAAGCAAGGGTCAAAATACTTTCAACGACGATAGACCCAGAAAACATCTGGATGGCAGATATTGGGAAATTACTGTCAGTTATTTCTGAGATCAAGGAACAAAACGAAAGGATATTGGCCATTCTCAACCGACCATCATTGTTAAACAGGCTGAAACTGTGGGTAAAAAAATTATTTAGGAGGAATTAGCTATGGCAGCTTTCTTTGAAAAAAGGACCAAAAGACAGAACAGACATCCCAAAACAGGCTATATGCCTGACCGATACGAAACCGAAGAGGATCTCAAGGCCTTGGCAAGAAAGAAAAAGATCGAGAAAGACCTTGAGCGACACAACAGAGTTAAGCAATTCGCCAGGGAAAAGCTCAAGGAAAGGCAGGCCAGGGGCAGAGAACAATCTGAGGCTCAGGTCAAGGGAGTAGACATGACAGTTTTCGATAAACCGGAAACCACCGAACATCATCAGGACGACAGGTATCTTCAGCCGAAGCCAAAGGATAAAAAACATTTTCAGAAACCGAGAACTATAACTCACGGTTAAAGGGAGGAGGTAAGCCATGGCAAAGAAGAAGAAATCAACCGGCATCGTGGATCAACCATATTCACCCGAAAAGTATGAGATTGAGGAGGATTTGAGAGCGCTCGGTCGTGCTCATGCAGTAAGAAAAGATCCAGAGAGAATGAAAAAGGCCAAGACCTTGGCAAAAGAAAAGCTTGATGAGAACCAGAAGAAGAAGGAAGAGGCCGAACATCTCATCGATTTGGGGCAAGGGGAAAAAGAAGAAGGCGAAAAAGAAAAAGAATAAAAATCAAACAAAAAAGGAGGGATGAAACATGCCTGCTGGAACAATAACACTTTTAAAGAGTTTGGCTCAAAAGGTGAACGCTATCGTAACTGATAATACTAACCTGTTTTTTGGGTGCAACGAAGGGACGATTTATAAGTATGTCATCTCCGGTGGTGCAACAACCATTGTGGCGAAGCTAAACGGAGAGATTGTCGACATGACGTATTACAGCAACGTCCTCTATGTGGGACTTGCAGATGGAACCCAGTACTCTGTGACAACCGCATAAGATCGAACGAAAGGAGAAATCGAGATGGCAAAAGAAAAGGAAAAAGTTGACGAGGTGAAGTTACCCGTAGAGGAAGAAGGCGAGAAGCCCCCCGAGGGATATACCGCAGAGGAATGGAACGACCTCTCGGACACAGAAAAAGAAGGTGTCCTTATTGGCATTAAGGAACCCGACGAAGAAGAACCAGAAGAAATAGACGATGACACCCTGAAGGCGATCGCTGGCGAAGAAGAAAAGCCACCGGAGGAGAAACCACCGAAGGAGAAGCTGGCAGAAGAAAAGAAACCCGTAGAGGGAAAACCCCCAGAGGAGAAGCCGCCTGAAGAGAAACCACCGGAGGAAAAGCCACCGGAGGAGAAACCTCCGGAAGAGAAGGTGGAGGCTCCCGTACGGACATCCGATGAAGAGCTATTGGGTTTCAGGGCATTTGTTGCGGATAGCGAAGTTACCGTGAACGAATCGGTTTCCGACGAGGTTCAAAAGAAACTCGATGACCTCACAACTAAATTTGATGCTGGCGACATTGAACGTGCTCAATATGAGAGGGAAAGAGACGCACTCAATCGACAGATTATGTACGACACCGAAAGAGATCGGGAACGGGCCAAGGGTGACAAGGTTTGGGAAAAGGAGACCAGGCACTTTTTGGATAACCGACCCGAATACCTTGGAGACCTTGGGGAAGATGGCAAGTTTCATACCAATGCGAGGAGTAGAAGTCTTTATGGTGCTCTGGCAGAAACGATAAAAGCAATTGGAGCCGATCCCAAGTATGCCAGCGGCACGGGGATGCAACTCCTTATCGCTGCGGATAAGGAGGTTAGACAAGCCTTCGGTATTGTCGAAAAACCCAAAGAAAAGGGAAAGGAAGTTGTCAAGGAAAAGGTGAAGGAAGAGGGAAAACCGCCTGCACCGCTCCCAGACCATCAGACGCTTAGTGATGTTCCAAATGCTGCACCCAATACTACGGAAGGTGCATGGGGTCAGTTGGACAAACTTCGTGGCGAAGACTATGAGGAAGCCCTTGAGAGACTGACTCCAAAACAACGAGAAGCCTATCTTGATAATCTGAGGCGATGATATGTCACAGGGACTGATAAAACTTTGTAACCAAAACGATGAGATTGTCTTCGACCTTCGAGGTAAGGCACCAAATGCTAACGAAATCTCTGTGACCCCTATTGAGAAGGCGGGAAGACAGTGGGTCTTAAAAATCTGGTGTGATCCCTCTATTAAAATCAGACAGTTCAGGAATGTGTCTCTTGGAGGGACAGAAAGGAGAGAGTTAACACCTAAAAGTAAAATTCCATAAACGATCTTAACAACGATCGGCTTACGACGGCCAAAAAAATTCTAAAGAAGGAGGTACATCATGGGACAGACAATCATTGGTCTGAATGATGCCAAGGCCGTCAAAAGGTACAGCGGGAACCTGGCGGTCGACGTTGGCAGAAAGGGTTACTGGACCCGCAAATTCATGGGCAAGGGAGAAGTTCCCACACGTCCGCTCTGGCAGTTGACAGATTTAGAGGCAGATGCAGGTGAGCAGATCACCTACGATCTTTCCATGCAACTTAACATGCAGCCCGTGGAAGGCGACACAGAACTCCACGGCAAAGAGGAAGCTCTCCAGTTTTACACCGACAATGTTTATATCGACCAGATGCGCGGTGGTGTGGATGCTGGGGGCAGGATGACCCGCAAACGTACTCTTCATGACCTTCGGAAGATTGCGAAGGCCAGGGAGACCGATTGGTGGGCCAGGGTATTTGACGAGATTATTTTTATGTACCTCTCGGGTGTTCGTGGGACAAACACCGAGTTTGTCTTTCCGACGAGTTACAGTGGCTTCGCCAATAACTCACTTACGACACCCGACATCAACCACATCGTAGGCGGCGGGCTTTGCACGGCATCACAGGCGATGGCAGCAACCGATACGATGACCACATTACCCATTGATAGAGCGGTGGCCTATGCGGAGATGATGGGTGGTGGTGGACCGGCCTATTCGGAAGTGCCGCAGATTCAGAAATGCGAGGTTGATGGGGAGGAAATGTTCCTGCTGGTGATGGACCCCAACCAGGCCTTTAACCTTCGCCGCAACACGACATCGATGGATTGGGCGGATATTCAGAAGGCAATCGCCACAGCAGTAGGCAGAGATACCCCATTTCTCAAGGGTGGCCTTGGGATGTGGAATGGTGTGGTCCTTCACAAGCACCAGAACTGCATCCGATTTACCGCTTATAACACCCTCGGTAGCCCAACGGGAGGCGCTATCGCCGCAACAAGGGCAATCTTTTGCGGACTTCAGGCAGGAGCCATGGCCTTCGGGTCGCCAGGACAGGATCTTCGGTTCGGATGGAACGAAGAAGGAAGGGACAACAATAACCGGGTAGTCATTTCATCGCATACCATTTGGGGGTTCAAGAAAGTGACCTTCAATGGAAACGACTTCGGTGTGATAGCTATCGACACTGCGGCAGTTAAGCCATAAGAAACTAAAAAGAAAGGAGGTAAAGCAAAATGGCAAAAACACTTCAAATAGCACCTGACCTTTATTCCAGACCACCTAAGACTGCGATTCCGGGGGCTCGGTGGGATTTTCGATCAATTGCCGTGACAGCGGCGCAGGTTGTAGTGACTGTTGCCAACAACGCTATCATTGCTTTAGGGATCCTCCCTATCGGACATAGACTGTCAAGTTTTTTCGTAGAAACGGACGCTCTCGATAGTGGGACCCCAACCATCGTTTTTGATATTGGGATTGTCAACAGTTATTACGGCCAGCCTGCGGCAAGTGCAACAACTCCTGGATTTGATACTGGAACGGCTCCGGCGTTGGTTTCCAGTAGTGTTGTATTACCCGACAGAACCATCGTATACGGGAATATCCTCACTGGGGCGGTTATTGCCAAAACGGGGGGAAGGGTAGACACCCTTGCATTGGCGGCTTCCATGAATAAAGTAAACGTGGATAACTACCACGACAGGATTATCGCCATCAATATTACAACCGTAGCTTCAGCGGGCGCCCAAGCCGGAAATATGGGGATCGGGTACGGCATCGACATCGATTGATGCTTTTAGAAAACGACTGAATGGGACTACCACAGAAAGGTAGTCCCATAACTTCACGATAAAGGAGAAATACGATGATTATCGAATGCCTCACGAAAAGAGTAGGTATTACTATGGTTGAAATAGGCAAGGTAAAGTATCTCTTTCAGCCCCCCCAAGGAGCCAAAAAGGGAGAGTTTACCACGTCCATCGCCGAGGTAACGGCAGAGGAGCACGTGAACTACCTTCTCAACCACACGAGAGGAAACTTTAGGGAATACGACCCAGAGCGGACACTGAATGAAATGACAGAGGCGAGGAAACAAATGAATATTTTCCTTGGTTTCAGCATACCCAAGTACAAGCATGGTGGAACGGAAGGTTATGTTGTGATGGATTTTAGAAAGCCGAATAAACCTCGCTATGCTGGCATGGACGGAAACTGGGTTGAAAAATGGGAAGGGATGACCCCGTTTCTCCATGAAATAGAGGCTTGGGAATGGTTGAAGGAAGAGGCACCGCTACTGGCTATGGAGGAGCGGGAAAGTCCTCCAAAACCACCCGATATCCCTGTTCAGCGGGTTCTGAAAGAACCGAAATAGGAAGAGTTCGTAAATGACCGATTCTCCATACACCATGATGGGTCTGGTTAATGATGTGATCCCAAGGGTTGGAAACTTACCAAAAAGCCAAGGGATCACCATCTTTGGTGCGGCCAATTCCATCCAGTCGCTTCTTTTTAAGAAACTTCTTGATCGAAAATCAGACCTTGTTGCATCGGGAAACCTTGCCCTTAATATCGCAGCGATGGGTTATACGGCCACACTTCCCTTGGATTTCTATTCTCTCGCAGAAAAGCCACGCTCGCAGGATCTTCTAACCGATTGGATGGCCGGGACAGTCGTTTCCTATAACAATGTGACGGGAGCCCTTGTGGTCAACGTAACTCAGGCCAGCGGTTCAGATACCCTTAGTTCATGGAATATCGCATTGGCAGCGACACCCGGGAACCCCTCTCAAGTCGTCGGCAGTTCTTCTCAGTCCTTAACTGTGGCTATAGGTCAGATATCTTTCGTTGCTTCGCCAAACATGGGGCTTACGGTCGGCCAGTATATCTACATTCTCCCGACAAGTTTGCCCGCCATAAATGTCGATCTGTCACCGCTTACTCACCTCCTGGAGCCTTCTTATCTTGATGATGACAACGAACCCTATCACGACGCAACTTGGTGGGAATGGTACGGCATTTATGGAAACACTGTGGAGCCACCCTGTATCCGGCCAAGAAGATATAAAATCATTGGAACCACAATGTACGTCCGTCCCATAGTCATCGTAAATGTTCTTATTACGGGAAAGTATTTTCAGAAGGTCTCAACCCTTGCCCAGCCTACGGACGTTATTCCATGGAACGGTTTCTTTGATGAGATTTTCCGGGAAGGCGTGGTCAGAATCATACAGAAGGGGATAGCGATCCCCTCGGCAGATACGGACTTTATGATTTTTTTGTACAGGGAATTTGATAGCGTCCAAAACAGTAGGGTTCATCTTATTCCAAGGGAAGGTCGCATGAAGCGGTCCACGTGGATGTAGGTTTGGATAAGATGACAGCTAAAGAGGAACATTATGTCTTGGCAACAGACTCGTTCAGGGGCAGTTTACAATTCTATAATACAGATTTCATGGTTGCCTGCTCCCGCACCACAACAGAAGGGGCAGTTACCTCCTTCTTTGGTCGTATCGCCGGTTAGCCCTCCGGCATGGGTAATAATCGACGGAGGAACCGCCGCTGGCTTGCCACCGCAACCGGCTGTCTCTACAGTCACGTCAGACATAGTCACCTTGGCTTGGTATCAGCTACAGGATATCACAGGCATTAGATGGGACTATATAAAACTCCTGCGTTACCTCAATCTTGGAATTCTTGAAATACTAAATCTAAAGCCAGAGGCTTACCCATCAACGGTGAATATCGTCTTGGTTCCTGGACCAGCTCAATTTTTACCCTCTGGGGCTATTGCGCTAATTGATGCGGGTTACAATCTTCTTTCAGGCGGAATCATAGGGAATGCGATTACAACCATAAAAAAAGAGATACTTGACGATCTTCTGCCTGGATGGACAACGTTTCCAGTAAACATCACCGTGATGTATGTTGTTTACGATCTCAGAAATCCTAAAGTATTTTATGTCTTTCCACCGCAACCACCGTCTCCTCCGGGGCCTGCCTCAATAAGTGCAATTCTTACAATGCCACCAGCCAAGTTACAAAGCATGGGCGATGTTTTCCCGCTCGATGATTCATATAAACCGGCTTGCTTGGACTACCTGATATTCAGAGCTCTCGCCGAGGAAACGACAATACCTAATAGTCTCACCAAAGCAAATGCGTTTTTTCAGAAGTTCTTACAGGATTTAGGATTAAAGTCAAATGTGGAGAAGTCGACGGAGGCCGAAGGAAGATAAATGCTTTTAGAGATTTCAAAGTTTGGGGGTGTTGCTCCGAAGGTGCTTGATCCAGTCGCCTTGGCAGTGGGCAAATCACAGGCAGCCCAAAATTGTAGGTTCGACGAGGGCGGGATAGTGCCCTACCAAACCGACTCATTCATCGAAACGCCTCCTGGTCGAAGTCCATCAATTTTATCCCTTTATACCTACTGGATTGGAAATAGAATGTACTTTCTGACTTGGGCAAGTGATGTGGATGCCGTGGAAGCTCCACTACCAAACGATATGTATAATAGGGTTTTTTATACGGAAAGCGGAATACTAAAAGTTACCGATCAAAACATTTTCATGCAGGGTGGAACGAATTACCCTATGGCCTGGGTAAACCCATCTCCTCCCGCTCCAGTCAACACACCGATAATTTCCGCAGTGATAGCGGGAACCAACCCAGCCCTGATGCAGACAAGAGGTTATGTCTATACCTTAGTCAATGCCTACGGAGAGGAAGGTCCACCCTCTCCCGTTTCGAACCTTTTTAATATTTATGACGGGAATCCTGCCACTTTAAGCGGCATGGATACCTCGGTTGATAGTTCCTACAACATCCAAACAAAAAGGATTTATCGTATCAACCAGACGGCGGGCAGCGGTGCTCAATACCAATTTCTGACAGAGATCCCGCTTTCTCGGTCTACGTTTTTCGATGTCATCTTAAACTCTGCATTAGGGGAGGTGCTCCCAAGCGCTGAATGGGATGGGGCACCGTCTGGAATAAAAGGACTTATTGTGCTCCCCAATGGAATGTTGGCCGGTTTTGTCAATACTCCAGCCAATCTTGTTTGTCTTTCCGTCCCCTATTATCCTCACGCGTGGCCAGCCCGTTACCAGAAGGCGATAGACAGCCCAATTATTGGCCTGGGGTCTTTTGGAACGACAATCGCCGTTCTTACCGAGGGTCAACCCTACGTCATCGTCGGCAATGATCCAGAGAACTTAGTCATGGAAAAAATGGATACGGGCCTTTCCTGTTTATCAAAAAGAGGGGTGGCCCATCTTCCCGACGTTATTTACCCCTCCCCCGAAGGGCTTGTGCAGATAGGTCCGCAGGGATGGAATAATTTAACGGAAGACCTAATGAATAAGGATCAATGGCAATCCAGATATAACCCCGCATCCATAACAGCTTTTGACTATGACGGGAAATATGTAGCATTCTATCAAACCGCTACGAAGCAAGCTGGTTTTATCTTTGACCCCAAGACCAAAGACCTTGTTGACCTTGATTTTTACGCCACGGCAGGTTTTCGAGACCCCGTTGATGGGACATTGTATCTTGTCGTGGGTGGCAATATCGTCGCTTTTGCTCGAGGGGGTGGTTTTAATGTAGGAGGTTTTGTTGCAGGTGGAGAAGTTGAAGCAGTAGGCTATTTAAGTATGACAAACCTCGGAGTGTTGTCCGCCGATCCCGATACAACTGGTTGGGGATCGGCCCAAGAAGGATGGTGCTGGTATAACGCTACTGATCATCATTACAAATACTGGGACGGAACTAAACCCGTTTTGATGTGAGATTTATGAAATTAAAAAATTTAATCATCATTGGATTGATTCTTTTATTCCCCGTATTTTGCCACGCTGCGGCAACTGATTATTGGGTCGATAACAATGGTGTTGTTCATTCTTATAGCCTGATTACCAAAGGTTTTCAATTGGGCACCTCAGCCACCGCTGGCTATGTCTTAACCACTAATACTTCCGGTGTGGGAACCTGGCAGGCAGGAGGAGGAAGCATTGCTTGGGGTTCAATTACAGGAACTTTATCTAATCAGACTGATCTTCAAAATGCTCTTAATGCCAAGGAATCGGCCTTGACTTTTCAATATTCTGTATATCGAAGTGGGAACACAATTAACCTTCTTAACGATTCGGCATCCCCACCTGCCTCTTACTACTATGGAACGGATTCAGGAGGAACGAGGGGATTCTTTATCCTGCCCTCCACCTCTGGCATGATCTATCCTGGTCCAGGCATAGCTGTGAGCACAGGATCAATGTGGGGAACTTCCATTACTGACAACTCAGACCATTGGAACACTGCTTATGGTTGGGGTTATTGGGCACACACTACCCTTGCGGGATATGGGATCACCGATGCAGCTCCGCTTGCTCACAAGACGACAGAGGACGCCATAAATGGCTTAGTCTTTGTCAATGGAGCGGGAACCTACTCTGCTAAGGTCATAGGCACCGATGTTCAAGCATATAATTCCTCCTTAGCCGCCATTGCCGGAGGGACTTGGATTGGTGCAAATTCGATTACCACATTGGGGACAATTGGCACAGGGGTTTGGCAAGGGACGGCAATAGGAGATACCTACATCTCTTCGGCAAACAACTGGACTACAGCCTATACAGGGAGGGTAACCACATGGAATTCTCCTTTACAATTCTCCTCGAATACCGCCTCGATTTTACAGGCCAGCACTACGGTATCTGGCTACCTTTTATCAACTGATTGGAATACCTTCAATACTAAGGAACCTGCCATATCTGCCGGAGCAACTTCCCAATATTGGAGAGGGGACAAATCTTGGCAGACTCTAAATCAAGCTGCTGTGGCTGGGCTAACTACTTCAGACAGTCCTACATTCACAGGATTAACTCTTTCTGGAGTAACTTCAACCGGAGCCTCAATTAAACTACAGGAAGGCCCAACTTCTGGAAACACATTCATAGCTCACAAGGCTCCCAATACCATTACAACCAGTGTGACATACACATGGCCTGAACTGGGAACGACGGGTTACTTTCTAAAACTTAATGATTCAGGTGGGACTCTGGTTTGGGCTGCTGCTTCTGGTGGTGGTATGACCGATCCCATGACTACTATTGGGGATATGATTTACCGGAATTCTTCCAATATCACTGATCGACGAGCTATTGGCACTACGGGTCAAATATTAACGGTTTCTGGCGGATTACCCGTTTGGGCTACCCCCGCTACTGGTTTAACCGTTGGAGGTTCTGATAAGGATGTCCAGGTTAATGCAAGCGGCACCTTTGGAGCAGATACAGGAGTTTTTACTTATGATTATACAAATCATATGCTAAGTGTCTTGGGTTCCTATGCAGGAAGCAAGTTATCATTAACTCTACGGAATACATCCACTGGGACAACTTCATATAATCAAATGAGTTTAGGTAATGACATAGCATCAGATAGGTTTTATATAAGACTGCTCTCCTCATATTTCTCTGGTTTAAGTGAATATTCCTATATTATTAGTAAGGCCAGTGCTCCGATGATTCTTGGAGTGAATGGTTCTGAGGTGATGAGACTTACAGGGACTTACGTAAATATAGCTGGTTTAACTGCATCTCAAGTGGTAATGACCGATGCCTCAAAAGATTTAGTATCACAAGCTCCAGCCGCTTTAACTAAAACGGATGACACGAATATGACCTTAACGTTGGGGGGAACTCCTGCCACCGCATTACTTCAGGCCGTTTCATTAACTTTGGCTTGGACTGGAACTTTGGCAGACGGGAAAATAGCCTCAGCAACCAATTGGAACGCCGCCTATAGCCATAAAACGACTGAGGACGCCCTAAGTGGCCTTGTATTCGTCAGTGGAGGTTCTTATTCATCTAAAGTAATCGGGTCAGACGTGCAAGCGTTTAATGCTAACCTTGCCACGATTGCAGGATTGACGCCGGTTCAGAATAAAATTATGGTTGGGAGCGGCACCCCTGCTTGGTCAGTCTCTTCATTTACGGTTCCAGCTACACCAACGGCAAATAAAGCTCTTATTGGGGATGGCACAAACTTTATTTTAAGTACCCCTACCGTCCCATTTGCTTCATCTCCCGCAGCGGGAAAAGTAATGATCGGGGATGGAACGAATTGGGTTGCCTCCACCCCGACCTATCCCAACACTTCACCTGCATCGGGCAAGATTCTGATCGGAGACGGCACAAATTTTATTGCTTCTACTCCTACTTATCCAAACGCATCTTCACCAACGGTAAGGAAAATACTGGTTTCTGATGGGACGAATTGGGTAGCTTCGACTGAGACCTATGCGGTCCCTGGAACATCTGGGAATGTTATGACATCCAATGGCACAAATTGGATCTCATCAACTCCCAGTAGTATGGTCTATCCTGGAGCAGGCATAGCGTTAAGCACGGGGTCTGCATGGGGAACTTCTATCACCGACAACTCAGCCAATTGGAACACAGCGTATACCAATCGGGTGAGTTCCTGGACTTCTCCCCTCCAATTCTCTTCTAACACTGCTTCAATCCTACAGGCCAGCACCTCGGCAAGTGGATATCTTTCATCGACGGACTGGAATACATTTAACAATAAGGAATTTGCCTTAACCTTTCAGTATTCTCTCTACCGAGCAGGGAACACGATAAACCTTTATAACGATTCGGCATCCCCAGGCAACTCTCAGTATTATGGGACGGATTCGGGAGGAGCGAGAGGGTTTCATACTTTGCCCTCTGGTACTGTCCCAACGGGTACACAAGGAGATATGGTCTACAAGGGGGCGTCTGCCTGGCTTTCTGGAAAGATGTTTACTAACGTAACTGCCTATGCGACTATTGCAGCGGCCGTGGCTTCGGGCAATAAATTACTTTTCATTCCTGAAGGAACTTACACGGAAGCTATATCTCTTTCAAGCTTATCTGACATCTTCATAATGGGGGCTGGAAATGGCACCAAAATTAGGCCCTCAAGCGGAAGTGCTCTTACTGTGTCAAACTGTTCCCACTGTACAGTTTCAAATTTAATGTTAGATGGGTCTGGCGGAGCTTCTTCAGGTATAACCATAAATGTAGCTCCTTATGATCGTTTTCAAAACCTATATATCTCAGGCTTTTCAAGCTATGGCATAAATATAAATGGTGATGGTTCAACGGAAACCTATTTTAGAGACATTTATATTGACGCCATTAATGACACCTGTTTTAATTACACGAGGGGAACAACCACAGATACGGGTGGGATTTATCTTGATAGAGTCAATCTTATGCACGAAGGTGGAAGTGGTACAAAAGCACTAAATATCAGTTGTGCTTCCTATACTAACGTCTTCTGGGAAATAAATAATCTTGTTGTTGATGCTTATGCTTCCTCCTGCCCAATAACTATTACCAATGCTGGCGATGTTAGGGCCATGAATGTCTGGGTGTCTAATAATGTAGCCAACGATGGTTCTATAAAAATTAGTGGGGGTGGTCAACAAAGCTATGTTCAAATGAGACTCAATAATGGAAATGCCAATGCTTATGGAATAAATTTTATTAATGGAGCAAATCATATATCTTTTGAGGCGGTTGAGTTTCCCGAAGCAAGTACTAATGGTTACTGTATTTACTTTGATGGTAGTTCCTATACTGACATCAACTTAGGTAGATACCGCACCGAAGGGCTAACGCCAGTTTTATCAAATCATCCCTCATACATAACTGTTACGAGTACGGGAGGTGCAGGAGGCGGTATAACCTCTTTAAATGGATTAACCGTATCATCTCAAACTTTTGTCAATGACACGAATGTAACAATCACCTCTACGGGTTCAACGCACACTTTGGGATGGCAAAGCACGTTGGCGGATGGAAGAATTTACTCAGCCTCAAATTGGAACACAGCGTATACCAATCGGGTGAGTTCCTGGACTTCTCCCCTCCAATTCTCTTCTAACACTGCTTCAATCCTACAGGCCAGCACCTCGGCAAGTGGATATTTATCTTCGACAGACTGGAATACATTCAACAATAAGCAGAATACCTTGACTAACCCCGTAACGGGGACGGGGACTATGTACTATCTTGCTGCTTGGTCCTCTACAAACAGTATTCAGCCCCTTGCATCCCTTGGCACTTCCGGCTACGTGCTCACATCTACCGGTGGTTCGTCTCTTCCCACATGGCAGGCTGCGACAGGGGGAGGCAACGTATCCACTAATGGTACGCCTGCCCTTCATCAGTGGGGCGTATGGTATGATTCAAGTCATATTAAAGGTGTAGCGGTCACAGCTTCGAAGGTAGCGTGTACTGACTCCAACGGCGAGCCGATAGCCTGCACAAACCTTACGGATACCACTGTATCAGCTTTTGATCCCACGGTAAACTCAGTATTTTATGAAGATTTTAATGCCCTATATGAAAATTCGTGGGAGTTGTTCGGTACTGTCGCTGCCTCTGCCCAGGACAGGAATGGAGTCATAGTAATTTCTGGCGATGATGCTTCTATTATTCCATTAGGGAGACCTGCTCAAAGCAACATTTCTACCCCATATGTCCAGTCAAAGAATCCTACGGTGATAGTTAGAGAAGCTCAATTTGGAGCTACTCAAACAACCACACGGTATTTTGGTTTAGCAAGCGGTGATTTAACCGCAGTCCCATATAACGGGATTTATTTTAGACATGCTAAAAACAGTAATTATTTTGGAGTATGCCGCAAAGCGGGTTCAGAATCAACAATCGATACAGGTGTCACAGCAGCCAACGGGACTTTTCATACTTTGAAATTCGTGGTAACTGGAACAACTTCGGTTCAATTTTTTGTGGACGGGAGTTCAAAGGGTTCAATTACCAATGCTACCTATATTCCAACAGTAAATATGTATTTTAGTCTGGGAGATGATGATGCTACTTTTAAAAGTACAGAAGGTTTATATATAGATTATGTTTATATAAGCCAGAATCGTTGAAAAGGAGGGTCTATGAAAAAGTTCTATTGTTTAGGAATTGTTTTGGTAATCCTGATGGTGATTGGGATTGCAATGGCAGGTGAGAAGGAAGAACTTCAACTCCAAAGAGCCGTGTTACAGGAGAAATTAGGCCGTCTTATGGCTGAATTTGAACTCGCTAAACGTGATATGCAGGCCATAGAAATCCGGTTAAACGACATAATGAAGGTCGAGCAAGAGAAGCAGGAAGAGGGGAAGAAAAATACACCAAAACAAGGGGAAAAGAAATGACGACGGTTTATAGAACCATCGACTATCGTACAAAAAGATATAGATTCCCCTTAACTTCTTTTGGGGTTTTGAAGGTAATCGCTCCCGTTTACCCTGTAAACATCGATGTGGTCTATCCAAAACTACCATATACGCTTGTTTGCACGGTCAATTCAGACGAACCGGTAAGACTCCCATCGCTTCTTGTCGATGCCTGTGAAGTGAGGATTTACGGCCCAGCGGTAACAGCCGTCTATTTAGCGAGTACCATGCAGGAGTTACCAGCATGAAACCAGTCATACCACAGATACGAACCTTCGCCCACGTGCAAAGTGCTCTGAATAATCTCAGGCAATACTATAAGGGGATTCCCGAAGGACCCGTAATTCCGACCATCAAGACCTTTGGGGATGCGAAGACCGGATTGAATAACATTAGAAGTTATTACTCAAAAATCAAAGGCTCCCCTGTCATTCCGACCGTAAAAACATTCAGGGATGCACAGAGTGCCTTAAATAACGTAAGGAGTGGGACGAATGTATGAATAGAGAAAGCGTTGATTCATCGAATGTTAAGTCCGTGGGTTATGACCTTCAAACCCAAACTCTTGAGGCGGAGTTTAGTTCAGGAGCGGTCTATCAATATGAGGGGGTATCTCCAGAACTTCATCAATCCTTGATGGATGCCGATTCGATCGGGGGCTTTCTCCGAACCAACATCATAAAGGGTGCTTTCAAGACCAAGAAATTATGAAAGTGCTTCCTATGACAAAAGAGAATGTGGAGTACGTAATCGATAATCTTGATGAGTTGTGTCAAAAGGAAATCGATGTGTTTGGAGAGAACGTTCAACAAACTAAAGAAAGGTTTATCTCTATGATCGGGAAGCCCTTTACTGGGGCCTTCTATAACCACGATGGTAATTGCTGTGCCGTGGGGTATTTGGAATCAATCGGGTTTAACAGATGGAGAAGCCACTTCGTAGCGAGACAAGGAGGACTTAAACGGATCGCAAGGGGTTTAACAGACTTCTTTTCAAGATTTTCAGACGGGATCGTTAAGGCGAAAGGATATGTCGAAATATTATCCGGTTCCGATGATGCCTGGAAGTGGTTTTTTCTTATGGGGTTCACCTGTGAAGGAACCGACGGAGTAATCCAAAAGTATGTAAAGAGGTAGAAAATACCAAAAAGTGAGGTAGCTTATGTGTGGTCCTGGTGCTGAAATAAAGGAAACTCCCCAAGAAAGAATATCTGCTCAAAAAGACGTAGAGCTTTGGAATTATTATCAGCAATACTATAAACCTCTTATGGATAAGTATATTGCCCAGACGACAGATCCAACGGCACAGGCAGAAGAGAAGGCGCAGGTTGCAGGTCAAATCAACGCAGAGGTTATGAAAAATGTCGATCCTTCAAAGGTCTCAGCAAATCCCGTTGAGAACACAAGAAGGCTTGCTGGTTTGGCAACGCAGGGTGCTGGAGCCCAGGTCGGAGGGCAGTCCGCAGTTAAATTCCGTCAACTCGGAGCACTTGAAGATATTATTAACGTTGGCAAGGGTGAAGAAGCATCGGCTCAAAAAGGTCTGGAGGTATCGGCAGAGCAATCGGTACAGAGGGCGATAGCCAAGAAACAATTACAGGCCCAAAAGATGCAGGGGATTTCGAGCGGTATCGGCTCTATCATTTAAGGAGATAAAGTCATGGCAGATCAAAGTATTGATCCTGGTTATGCGGCAGCATACCCGAGGCAGACGGGCTTCCTTCTAAGTCTGGCCCAGTTTCAGGACTGGCAATCTACATTTCAGCCGATAGAGCTTCAGGCGATGCAACAAATATCGCTTAACGATCCTGCTGTATTGGATAAGGCAGTAAATGAGGCCGAATCAGCTACGAGAGAAAGTTTCGGAACTTTGGAGGGTGTAGGAGAAAGACAGAATCGAGCACTCGGAGTGAATCCCACTCCGGAACAGCAAACAGTAAGCCGTAGACTCATGGATTTAAGCGAAGCGTCAAGCATGGCTGGAGCGGCAAATACCGCAAGAGCCAATGTTCGTAAGCAGGATCGCTATTTACTCTTCGGAGGTGCAGGAAATCCGAACGTTGCCTCTCCGACGGGATAGGAGGATAAAATCATGGCAGGTTTAATACAAACGGGAGCGACATATAGAGATCGAGCGCTATCTGGCATCGTTGCGGAATCTGGACTTGCACAAAAAAGGGAATTGGCGAGTAAAGAATTTGAGGCAAAGAAAATTGAGGGGGTCGGAAGCTCAATCGAAACGGGGATTAAGGACATTGCAAAAATCGTGTCCGCTGCTTTCGGCGGCATGGGGATGATACCGGGCGGAGACAAAAAACCCACCTTTGAGGGTGGGGTTGCTGGAGATATCACAGCGGCAGAAATGGGAGAAGCTGCCACGGCAGGTGCACCAATGGCGGAAGGACGATTCGGACCAATGCAATAGGAGGATAAAATCATGGCAGGAGAAATTACTGGTTTAATTACGAGTATCATGGAGCGTCCTGTCCGTCAGAGGTTGTTACAGGAGCAATTGGAAACGAGCCAAGAGCGAAGACGGTACATGCGGGGCCAAGAAGAGCAAAGAACTGTTCAAACTGAAAGAGAAAAGCAGGCCCTTGAAAAATCAAAATACGAATTTGATATGACCAAAGACACCGATTTAGATACAACCCTTCAACACAAAATAGTTGGCGCTGCGTATAAAATGAGCAATAACCTTCCCCTTGATTCCGACGAACAAACCGCCTTCGTGACGGGCATGTATAGAGAAAATCGTTATTTTAAGGGAAAGAATTTTGCTCAACTGGATGAACTAAAAAAGAACCTGGAGACAATTAACAGCGAGTTTAATCGTCTTACTCCTGTCATTACTGAGCAGGCCAAACAAGGACGGGAGCGTATGGTTATAGACAAAGACCAGGCCCCAGAACTCTTCTCCGCACTCCAAGGTACGCATGGAGATATTTTTAACTTGGGCACCGATCGAACAGGCAAGAAGGCGCAATCGAAGATATTGAGTAAACTCTATATTGACACAAAGAATGGAACGATCACGCCACACTTCGATATCGTCGATTCAGAGGGGAAACCCTACAGTTCGCCAGCCACAGAAGGAAGAACGGCAGATCCTAACGGTCAAGTATTGAGGATACCCATCGGTGTGTTCATTGACCAATTCAAGGGTTTGAGCCGTATGTCGGACCATATCACGGCACTCCGGTTGAAATTGGGCGATAAGGGGATGCTTGAAGAGTTTAAGAAATCGGAAGCCGTCCATAAAGAATCTCTTGCATTTAATAAAGCGGACGATGCTGTAGAGGAATTAAAAAGAAAGAACCCCAATGCAACTGTAGAGGAAAAGAGGAAAGTTTATGCCCGAGCCGCAGGAGAAGCGGGAATGGATGATGATAAGATTAAAAAGAACTTAGATTATCTTTTCCCGAAGCCGACGGCAGAGACTCAATATCAGAAAGAAACCATCGAAGAAAAACGCAAGTCCAGAGAACTTAAAGGAAGAGAGGTAGACATCAAAGAAAAAGAATTGGGTGAAAAGCGTACCGAGAGGAAAGAAAAAGAAGAGGAGAAAAAAAAGAAGGAGGCTGAGAAACCTCTATCCGTGAGCGAGCAAAAAGAGCTTAACGATGAGATATTTTCAAGATATTCCCGTCTGATTGATGAAGATGTGGAAGACAGAGAAGGAATTATAAAAAGGAAAAAACCAGATGAACTAATAGGAAATCTTCCTGATGAACACCAAAATCTTGTAAGAAATATAAGGGATCGAGCGACGGAGTTGAAACAAGAGGACCGCAAAATGACATGGAATCAGGCTATTAATAAGGCCGAACAAGAAATGGGGAAGCCAGAGAAGATTTTAAAACCTATCCCTAAAAAAGTGATTGAATCAATAACAAAGAAGTTCAAGGATATGCCCAAGGGACCCAATAAACAAAAAAAGATGGAAGAAGAGGCCAAGAAGCAAGGGTATGATCCTCAGAAACAGGAATAAACCATGGGTGTGTTTGACGAGTTTGGGACAGCAACCGAAAAAGAAGTAAAGCACGAAGAGAAAGTTCCCGGAAGTGTGTTCGCCGAATACGGGAAACCCGAAGGTCCTTCTCTTTTCCAAAGAGGCAAGGAAGCCGTCCGACAGCTTACCCAACCAATTCCACCGGAAGCATGGGGAGGAGAGGAAAAACCCGCTCATCCAGAATGGGGTACGAGGGCAGATGGGACTCCGAAGGGACCTGGATTCTTAGGAACATTAAAGAGGCCAGATGGAAAGATTTCAACTGAATTGTCTATCGGGGTAGAAATGGATGGGAAAGAAACCGAGATTCCCTCCCTTGTTCCTACGTTGACCAAAGATGAAATAGATCACCTTCTGAGTGGGGAAAAACCTACAAAACAAATTATTGATAAAGCCACTGAACATGCGAGAAAAAGAATCTCAGAGGGTAAGAGTCCATTTGCTCAAGAAGGTGAGCAACCTAAAAAAGAACCCCCTCTTCAACAACCCGAATTTGCCACTGGTCCAGCCGTACCCGCTCCAAGGGCTTTAGCTCCACTGCCAGAACCAGAGCCCAAGGGTCCCCTTGGAAGGGCTGCCAGAGAACTTAGACCAGCGATCCAGACCGTTGAAGACATTGCCTCTGTTTACGCACCCCTTGAGGCCGCTGCGAACCTTTTCTCCCAGACCTATGGTCTTGCTGCCACTGGAATAGCTCAACTCGTGGGGCTTCCTTTTGGTAAATCAAGAGAACTCGGAGAAGCCGTTTCTAAGGCAACCATTTATGAACCGAAAACTGAAGCCGGTAAAAGACTCACTAAGACAGCAGAATACCCCTTTGAACTTCTTGATGTCGCCGGAGAAAAGGCGGCTGATATTACCAGAGAAATTACAGGAAGCCCCGCACTTGCTACCGGAGTTGGTACAGCAATAAAGGCTGCCCCCCTTGCTCTTGGAGTGAGAAAAACTGCACTATCCGCTCTCAAATCGGTGACCGACTCAACCTGGTATAGAAGCCTTGCCATACCAGAGAGGAGCCTCGTTGTTCAATCTTTGGATGACATGATTTCTAAGGGGTTGAGCGAGGGCGAGATTCTGCGACGTTGGAATAACCCTTCTTGGAGAGAAGAGGCTTTAGCGAGGAGGATGAAGGGAGAAGCTCCTCCAGAAGCTCCCGCCGAGGCCGCACCGAAGCCAGAAGTCGCCGTCAAGCCCAAACCATCCCCTAAAGTAGAAGAGCCAGCTAAAATTAAGCCTTCAGAGACCATCAAAGAACGTGTCCCAATAGAGGAGCCAACCAAAGAAGAAGTTGCAAGAGAGCCTATGGCTGTGAAGCCAGGAGAGGCAGAAAAACCTGCACCCGAGGCCGAACATCTTCGACCAGCCATTATTCACAACGGTAAAGTTAGTGAAGGCGAAGTCGGTGGTACTCATCCAGACATTCTCGAAGCCCAAGACATAAGCCCAGAGGAACCGCATGAAAGGGGATTCATTTCTCCTGAAGGAAAGTTTCTTAGCCGGACCGAGGCAAAGGATTGGGTGAGAGAGAATCAGCCCAAGGTAGCCGAAGAATTGCAGAGACAGACCGGAACGGGTGAAGAACTCTACAGTGAACATTACAGGGAAGCCGCAGGGATTGAACCGGCAAAGGAAGAAGCAAAACCACTCGAACCCCCTAAAGGATGGACAACTGTAGTTCAGCCTACATGGAGAAAAACTCCAGGTTGGCAAGCCGAATTAGATTGGAAAGATAAGAGAATAGTTTTTGAGACTGAGGCCGATGCAAAGAATCCCGACATAATTAACCACGAAATTGGGCATATCCAACTTGAGGATAAATTAGGAGACGTTCAAAAACTTTCCGACAGTTCGCTTCTTGAAGAATATGCGAAGGTGAGAAATGAACCGAAAGATATGCACGTTAATTTTATCAGAGAACACCTTGCCATGGATTATGGACAGTATTTAACAAACCCTGATGAGGTTAAGCCAGAATTAAAAACCTTATTTGATAAATATTTTCCAAAGGAGGTGCCAGATGCCGTTAAAGAAAGGGTCGAGCCAACGCACGATATCGGAGAATATCAGCGAGTTAGTAAGGGCGGGATACCCGGACGGCCACGGGCAGGCAGGGGCGATCGCATTCTCGAAGGCGGGGAAGTCCCGAAAGAAGAAGAAAAAAAAGTAAAAGAACCTTGGGAGATAACTCAAAGTGAGTATCTTGATGATCTATTTGAAGGAATACAAAAGCCAAAAGAACTTGGAGTCGAGAAAAGAAGGCATAAGATAGCAGTAAATAAAGCCCTCTCCGAAGGTAAGCCCGTTCCACCCGAAGTTTTAGCCGATTATCCAGACCTTCATAAGCCTGCCCTTTCCCCCACCGCCAAAGATCAATATGCTCTCACAAAAGAATCCACCCGAGAAAGTCCTGCCGAGGTAAAACCTGGCGATTGGTCTAAAGGCGAATCCCGTCCCTTTGCCTTCGATCCGAACTCTACCGAGAATGAAGGTCGATTCAGACTCTACCCGCCTGAAGATATTAAACCAAACACTTACATAAGCCAAAAGGCAGTTAGGTCCAGAGGGATTGAACCCACTGAAGGTGTTCGATTTCTCTTGGCGGATGCTAAGGCAGGTGGTCGAGTTATTCAGGCCATTCGCTTTGATAAGTCCATTATGCCAGAAGAGAAGGCGAAAGATTGGTGGGAAGAAAATAAAGGGAAGTTTGAGTTTGGGGGAATTAAAAAAGAACAGGAAGTTAAACAACCAAGTTTTTTGAGTATTAAAAAAGAAGAAATAACAGGCAAGGAGGCCAAAGATGTTACTACATCGAACAGCAAAGAATGGAGTGACCTTTTTCTTCGAAAGCTCAGCACTGGAAGATCCGAAGTTCAGGGAATCCTTAAAGATCGCCTTGGAAAAGGATTCAACCCCGAAGATGTCAGGGTCCCAACAGAACTTACAGGACAGCAAAGAGAAACAATAGATAAGGGAGAGCGTTTTGGATACAATGTCGTTTTTTTTGATGGAATCAATACGGCATCGAAGTATCACGGCATTTTTAATCCTGACCGTCTCGGAAGAATTTACATCAATACGAATGCTCCAAATGCCGACGTGGCGTTTCGCCATGAAGTTATCCACAGCCAGTCTTTATTATACCCTGATGAGTATGCCGACCTTCGTGCTAAACTCAAAAACGAATTCAAGAACTTTGACCAATTTAGAAAATCACTAAATGACCTGTATAGAGAGTCTGGTCTTTCGTTACCTAACCAGATTGAAATCGAAAATGAACTTATATCCCATTTAGCGATGGGAGAGAATTATGAGTATGTCAAAGATGCCGAAAAAATAAAAACCATAATAGATGAATTTCTTAACAAAACGAACATTTCAAGGGCAATCCTTGATTCAGAAAAGGGTGCAATTGACCTTTCAGAACTTCGGCAAGCTATCGACAAGGCAATAACTTTCAAAAAAAATATCCATGAGGCCATGCCTCACATCGAAGAGTTGGGTCGCCATATCTACAATTCAGGTATGACAAAGTTTGAGCCCTGGCAAATCGCTATGAAACAGAAATTGGGAGACTTATGGGATTCAATAAAAGGATACGCAAAGGACATTTGGGAAAATATCGCAAGCCCTATAAAAGATGAGCGTGGTTCTTTCTCGTTCAAAAAACTTAAACCAGAGGAGGAAGTCGCAGAAGGGAAAAAGACCGGGAATGAATTAGAAAAGGCTTACGAAAAATACAAGGATGTCTGGATCGGAAACAAAGATGTTCGTATTTTAAAGGCGAGAGTAGAATCCTCAAACCTTCAAAAAGACATCATGGAGGTGCTTGGAAAGAAAAAGTATGACCGAGAAGCCCAAGATATTGACAAGGCAATTCAGATTCACATTGATACAAAGAGAAACCCTGAAGATGTCAAAAAATATTGGGACAAGTTAACGCCAGAGCAGAAAAGAATCATCACTCTCTCACAGAATCTTCCAAAAGAAGTTATGCCTATTGTCGAAGCAATTGAGGGAGACTACAAAAAAATTGGATTGGAGGCTTTGGAAGAAGAAGTAATCAGAAATGTTCTTGATAACTACGCTGCCCGGACATGGGATTTTGGAGAAGGAAAGAAGGGAGCGGAAAATCTAAGAAAGTTCGGAACCAGAACCAGTCACGCACTACAAAGGAAATTTGCTACCATAATCGAAGGATGGGGGGAAGGGTTCAACCTTAAATATGAAGGAGCTACAACGAATCTTCGGATATTAAAAGAAGAGGTAGGAAAGACAATCGTTGATAAGAATTTTCTCGATGCCTCCAGCAAAATAAAGGATGCTGACGGCAGACCGCTTCTCTCTACTATTCATTTTGACGGATATGATCGTGTTGAACATCCTAATTTTAAGAAGTGGAAATGGGCAGGAAACATCGAAGAAGAGACTACCGAAAGAACAACTGAATCCAGAAAGATATTAAGAGAAACGATCAAGGAAGTAACAAAAAAAGAAGGGGAACCAACAACGGCTATCTCAAAAGTAGAAGAGAAGGCAAGAGAGGCATTGAGAGCAAGGGGATGGTCTGAAGGCGAGGCCGAACAGATATTAAATCGCATCAAACAGGCTCCACCCGGGGATGTCAAAGAAAAGATTATTGAGAGGGAAATCGAAAAGACGATTCAGAAGGAAATTCTCTCAGAACTTAAAATAAGACAACAAGGTAAAAATTTCTTCATAGATAAGAACGGTAATATTTTTGAGAGACGGGAAATTTATGCACCGCATGAGCAGGCTAAAAACCTGAACAATATACTTGGAGTTTCAAAATTATACGGTATCCCAGGATTGGCAACCATTACTAAATACAATGCAATTTTTAAATCCTGGATATTGTTATCCAGCTTTTTTCATAATTTAGCCTTTAGTAGAAACTACTTTCTGGGAACGCCAGGGACATGGAAACATCCAAATATCAGAAATGCTTACCAAGATGGGAATAAGGCAATTCAGGCATTGGACCCCGATATTGTAAGAGGTGTAAAAAACGGATTAACCCTCGGTATCAAGCAGGATTGGGAAGAAGATTTGGTGCGACAAAGAACATTTATTGATAACGTCCTTGACAAAACAAAACCCACGGCTACAGTCAGAAATTTCATAAAAGACTTGAGAGAACGACAAACAGATTTTCTTTTTGAAGTCATGGGGGCTGGTTTAAAGACAAAATCTTATCTTGATTCATATAGGAATATTTTGAGAAGAAATCCGAACATGGACCCGAATGAAGCGGCTAAGATAGCTGCCAAATTACAAAACGACAATTATGGCGGTTTACACTTACAAAGAAAGGGAAGAAATCCAACGCTTCAACATCTTTTTCGTTTATTTGCTCTGGCACCAGATTGGACCGAATCAAATATTGATCTTGTTGCCGGTGCGTTCAAAAAAGGTGGGGAAGGAACCCAAGGTCGAAAGGCTTATCAAAGGCTTGTTGGTGGATGGTATCTGAAAGCGTTAGGAGTTACGGCTCTTGCGAATTATCTTTTGGCCGGTGGTGACATTGACGAAATGATGAAAAATTACAAAATCGCTTGGTATCAAAATAATCTCAGATGGTTAAACATTGATGTCACCCCGATTTATAAAGCTTTGGGAGGAAAAGGAGAACAACATAAGTATTTTCCGTTAATAGGCCACATGCTTGACCCCATCAGATTATTAGCTCATCCCGTTAAATTTGCTCAGAATAAAGGTAGTGTCATTTATCGAATTGCTCACGAAGCCTTAACGGGAACGGACTGGACCCATAGAGAGTTTACGAACTATGAAGAATTATTAACAACTGGAAAAACTGTTAAATTCGGCAAGGGACATCCTATTGAATGGAATCAATTTCCATCATTTGTTCTATCTCAGACGATAGGAACTGAACCAGTCCAAGTTCAAGAATTTATAAGATGGATGAATGGCGAAATAGAAGCCTTTGATGCCATAGGTCAATCCGTAGGAGCAGGCATTATTTCAACTTATAGGATTCCTCAAAGTCGTTTTGAGAGATATGCCGCTGATATTCCTCATTTTGGAAAGGAACCAACTGAGAGAACAGAACTTAAAAGAAAACTCGGAGAACAATTAAGACTTGAAGAACCGGAAGCCAAAGAAAGGATAAAAGAAGCCTATAGAGAGGAAAAGATTAGTGAACGGGACAAGGAAGATATGGAACGCCATGCAAAGATGAGTTCTACGGCCAGGGCCGCCGAGCATATGACTGTCGATGAACTCGCAAAAGGGATTTCTAAAGGGCTAACAGAGGAAGAAAAACGAATCCTTAAACCCGTATTTAAAAAGCGTATAGACAATGCTAAAAACCTTGACAAAGAAACGAAACGAAGATATCGGGCAATGCAAAAAGAAATGTGAAGGAGGAGACTATGAGCCGAGAGGAAGATTTGCACGAGGGTTATAAAATCTTTTTAGCAATCACCCAAGAGGATAGGGGGTTTGAAACGGCAGCCAAAGAATTACAGCGGAAAATTAATGAGGCTGAGAAAGAGTACGACATTGAATTTTTGAGTGGTCCCCATTTTCGGGACGATCCCGGAAGAAGTGGAGGCGGAGTTTCTTTCGCTGGTCAGGCTGGTGTACTGAAAAAGAAGGCTTTCTTTGGCACTAAACGCCCAGGTAAATAATATGGTAGACCTCTCAAAACTTAACGCTCTTGTGATCGGATACGGAGTGTTCGAAGTCTTCATGGCTCAAAAACTGGCCGAAGAGTTCAAGACGGTCAGGCTTTATACGCCTTGCGAAGAGTCTTTCCCTCTTCTGGAAAAGCAAACTATTGGGGAAGGTGTGCCGGGTGTTACCAGGGTCGATAACTACGAAGACTACAAGGAAGATACCGACCTTTTTTGCTTTTTCGATTACGGTTTTGCCAGCAAGCAGGAAGAGCTTAGAAAGGCGGGGAAGCGTGTCTTCGGTGCAGGGAACAGCGAAATACTTGAGATGGATCGGATACTGTTTGCCAAGACATTAGCCAACGTTGGACTTCCCGTCTTCAAATATCGCGTCGTAAAAGGTGTGGATGCCCTGACGGATGTGCTGAAAAAGGAAAAAGATTTGTGGGTGAAACTGCCAAACAAGGCAAGGGGAATCCGGGAAACCTTTCATCATTCGGAATGGAAAAACTCGATAACAAAGGTTGACGAACTTGCCCATAAGCTCGGTGGGTATCGGGACAGCCTTCAGTTCATGGTAGTAGACCCGATACCGGGGATCGAAGCGGGATGTGAGAAGTTTCTCTCAAATGGAGATTACCCTGAGATAGCACTCTGGGGACCAGAACTCAAGGGAGCCGGATACATTGGAAAAGTAATGGCCATGGCTGACATGCCGAAGGCTCTCAAAAAAGTAGATGACGAAATGGCGAAAATTTGGAAGAAGTATAAGGTCTGCGGCCACATTTCTTCTGAAGTCAGGGTAGGCAAAGACAGGAAACCTTATTTTACGGACCCCTGCCAGCGCTTCCCTTCGCCTCCTGGAGAAGCCGTCTGCGAGGCGTACAAGAACATCTCTCAACTCATCTGGCAAGTGGCAGGGGGAGAGCCTATAAAACCCGAACCCGCTGCTAAGTATGTAGCTGAGGTCTGTATCTACAGCCCGATAGGAAAAACAGAGTGGGTGCCTGTGAACTTCCCAGAGAAGGAATTTAAAAGGCTGAAATTCCGCCGATTGTGTCGCATCGAAGGACAGTATTATTGCCTACCAGACAAGGATGCAGGCGATCGCATCGCTGCCTCCGTAGGTCTTGGCGAAACGAAAGAGGAAGCGGAGTTCGAGGCAATGGAAGGTTGTGAACAACTAAGGTCAGAGTCCAAAGATTACGACAAGGCAGTTTTTAAAGAGATCGATGAGGTAATGGAGGAGGCGGAATCTTACGGGGTGACGTTCTGATGGCACAAACAACCATTCCGAGAAATGATCCAAAAGCGGTGAAGAAGTGGGCCGGCGATAGGGAACTTTCCTACGATGTGCTACGGCAAGCTCAAGAACATCCGCCCAAGAGAAAGAAATTTAAAAGGAGAAGAAAACCATGAAAAAGTTTTTGATTGCTCTATTGCTTATCTTGATTCTCGGTGCTGTTCAATATTCTCAAAGTCAAACTACGTATTATCAATCGATTCAGTTTAGGCGGGACACTGCTCAAAATTGGACGAACACAAATCCCGTACCTCTTCAAGGGGAGCCTTGTTTTGAATGGGATTCAGGTCGCCTCAAGATTGGCGACGGTCTTTCTCACTGGACGGCACTCCCTTATCAGCCGCCCCCCGCCGCCTATCCGCCTATTTCATGGGGGCAAATCACGGGGTCAGTATCCAATCAAACAGATCTCTACAATAACTATCTTTCCACCTATGTTCCGATGAACAATCCAACATTTACGGGGAAAGTTACGACGCAACCTTCTTCAACGTATAGTGCAGGTATAAGTATTCCCCAGGGGACCGCTCCTACTACTCCTTCAAATGGCGATGTATGGACCACAGCGAATGGTCTATACGTTCAAATTAATGGAGTTACAATGGGTCCTTTTGCCATTGGACAACCGGTTAGCAATCCGTCCTGGTTTAAAAATTTGGTTATTAAAACACCAGCGACCACTCAGTTAACAGTCACCGCCGATGCCGTTGGTTTGCTCAATCCATCTAACAATGCCGCTACCACGATATTGGGCATCGCTGTAAGTATAACCATTACAAATGTTGGGCCGAACGGACTTGACACAGGAACTCTTTCGGCTTCATCGTGGTATAGTGTGTGGGTAATTTATAATCCAACAACCCAAACCGCCGCAGGCTTGATCTCTATTAACACCGGATCTCCAAACCTACCGATTGGGTATACTTATTGTGCAAGGCTTGGTTGGGTTAGAACCAGTGCAAGTAGCACTTTGGTTCCGACCACCCAATATGGCCGCAGAGTTCAATACGTCAATGGCGGGTCAGGTCTTCCCCTGATGGATAGCGGGCTTAAAGGAAGTATAACCACTCCTACGTGGGTAGCCGTAGCCACAGGAACTTTTGTCCCTCCCACCGCTTATCGGATTACTGTTTTACCTTACGAGTATGCTGGTTGGGGCATTGCCGTGTGTCCGAATAGTAGTTATGGTGCATATACCAGTACGACAAATCCACCTTTTGCCGTTATAGACTGGCCAAGCATTAGTGCTGTTAATGCCGCCGGAACGCCCATAGAAATGACTCTTGAAAGCTCGAATATTTATTGGGCAAGCGGAACGGCTACAAGTTACCTTTATTGTATCGGTTTTGAGGACAATCTTTAAAAGGAGGAAATCATGAAAAAATTCTTACTGGTCTTAATTTTGGTTTTGGGCTTTTCTCTTTCGGCTTTTGCGGCCAAGGAAAGTGTCACCTGAGACAACACATCCGGCGGAGTTCCGCTGACAGTCACCACTTATGGAGCTGCGCAAACTGCCTTTATAAGCGTAGAACAGGCTGAGATAAGGTTCACCCTCGATGGGAGTGATCCCTCTGTGAATGGGCATCTTCTTGAGCCTGGTATGTGGCTTTCTCTTACCAAGGCCGAACAGATTTGGGGTTTTAGGTGCAACCGTACCGGAGGGGCGAGTGGCATCATTAAGTCAGAATATTTTAAAAACTAAAACTTTTTAAAGGAGGGAATAGTTATGAAAAAGAAATTGATTGCTGTTTTACTTGGAGCGCTTTTCCTTGGGGTCCTTGCTTCCCCATGCTTCTCTCAAAGCATCGGCGGATTTGGAATGGTGCCCGTCACGGGTAGATTGCTCAAAGTAACGGTTCTGACTTCTGGCACCAGCTTTGTCGCCCAGACCTGGACTACCCAACTCGTCGTTGAAGTTGTGGCTGCTGGCGGTGGTGGCGGTGGTGTTAGCGGGACTGCTTCAAACGCAGCATGCGGAGGCGGCGGCGGTTCCGGTGGGTATGCCCTTAAATATTTTACAGGAGTAAGCGGGGGCGCAACCTATACCTATGCAATTGGAGCTGGAGGTACGGCTGGGGCGAACACGGGAGGCACAGGGGGGACAGGAGGCAATACGACCTTCACGGGACCTGGTGCAGTTCTTATCACAGCCAATGGAGGGCTTGGCGGAGTTGGCATAGTCTACAATACTACGGCTGCGGTCGTCGCTGGTGGAGCAGGCGGAGCGGTAAGCACAAACGGAGACCTCAATGCTGGTGGCACGGGCGGAGAATTCGCCAAGCGTGATTCTGGAACTTTGGCCGTCAGTGGCGGCGGAGCGGCAAGCATCTTCGGAGGCGGTGGAGTTGGGTTGACCGCACAGGGGAACGGAACTAATGCGACCGGATATGGAGCCGGTGCTGGTGGGGCTTTGTCCACTGCTGCTGCCTATACTGGTGGAGTCGGAGCTGGTGGCGTAATAATCGTCTGGGAATTTTCATAATAGAGGAGAACTGTGATGCCCTCAATGATTGATCAAAGAGATTTTGAGAAAATAAGTGACCCGAACACAAAGTTAAATATTCTTTTTGATTACACAGCTAATGTCTATACTCTTCTTTGTAAAAAAGATATTGACTGCGAGAATAGATTAATGAGTTGCAATGGAAGGTTTAAAACTCTGGAAAATAGAAAGAAGCTCGATATGACTGTGAGCGGGGTATTTGGATTAATCGGAGGTTTCATTTCGGGATTGGCAAAAACGGTATTTCGCTTTTAAAGATGGACAAGAAATAATGGACCTTCAACTTGTAAGAAAACAAAAGACCGCTCAATCAACGATGGGTGATCTTGCCGTTAACACCCTTCATGAATGCTTTACCTTTGAGCCTCCTAAACCCATCCCTGCTGGTATTTATTTGATAGAATTTTATATGTCCCCTGAACATGACTATTTAGTCCCTCTATTGAAGGACGTTCCAGGTCACACCTACATAGAGATTCATGTCGGGAATTTCCCGAAGGATACCAAAGACTGTATTCTTGTAGGTCAGAATCGCTCTCCCGATGAGGTAGGGAATTCCTTACAGGCTTTTATCCATCTTATGCTCAAGCACTTAATTCCCGCAGTTTGGTTTAGGAAAGAACTTTTGAGGATTATTATCACGGAGGACTTTCAGGAGAATTAAGATGATAATTTTTTTCTGGAGAAAACTATTTCAAATCTTAGAGGACATCCAAAGAAAGGAGGTGATTATAATGGGTGCATTAGAAGATCTACAGGCAAAGGTACAGGCTCTCAAGGACTTGGTTGCGACTATTAACACTTCTGTTACAGGAGAGATCGCAAGGGTTGAGGCGATTATTCTTAATCTCCAGACAGGAAGTGTTTCTGCCGCAGATGTAGAAAAGGCCGCCACCGATCTTCAGGGTGTGGTCGATAACCTGAAGACGGTTGGAACGACACTGGATGCGGAAAGACCCTAATAACCTTTTCCCCGATTCCCCAGCGGGTAGTCTGGGGAAAAACTTATAGGAGGTGAGTTAAATGTTAGGAAAAAACTGGAAGACTTCTTTGTTTGGTTTGTTAGGCGCCGTTTGCATCGCCATCTATCCAATCCTTCAGTCGGGCAAGGTTGACCCTCACGCATTGATCATGGCGATAGCGGTTGCGGTAATAGGTTTTCTTGCAAAGGACTTCAATGTGACTGGAGGGACAATAAGGCAGTAAAGAGAGGAGTAAAATGTATTGTCCATGCGGAAAGGAACTTACCTTAACATCATTGAATCCATGGGTGACTTTTACAACAGATAATTGGGGTAAAATCATATCTGGTACTTGAATCCACGGAAAATATTTCCCTCCAGTTAAGGAGGATAAACCATTTCAGGATTATTTTAAGGAGGTAAGATAAAATGAAAAAGCTTATCATATTATCATTTCTTTTTCTGTTTCTAATGGGTTGCGCAACATATCAGACCGCTATTACCAAGATCACGGTAATGGATCAGCAAAATGCTGCCACGACCCGAATTGCGGCCAAAGAGATTGCTTCGACATGGCCTCTCAATTCAAGCGCCCTCACTGTCGTGCTTAAAAAGTTCACTACATTGCTGCCCTGTGCTTGCAGTGATGATATCAAGACTTTGGACAGCATCGCAGCCAAATGCGTCAAAAAGGATGCGAATGGGCTTCCCACCTGTGAGGAGCTTACGGACCAGGACATGGGCCAAGTAGTTGTCCTGTGGGGATGGGTATGGGGTAGCATCGTAAAAAGCGGAGCCGATCAGATTATGCAGACCTTCTTCCCAGCGGTGTTAGCTAAGATCCTCCCTTACGTAACTGCGTTGGGTTTATAGGCAGAACTACGTAACTCATTGATTCATGGTGCATGGTTTGATATTGGCGGGAGTGAGAAGTCTTGTTGTAGAGCATCCTGAAGAGGTATTTGACTTTGGAAATAGACGACAGACTATTTGCTATCGAGGAGGAAATAATATGGGGCCTCCTCGATGGATTTTTGAAGAACGCCAAAAGAATCCCGTGGGGTCCAACGAGCAAGGCAGTGGTTTTCTCCGATCAGCACAGGGGGGATAAGAGTGTTGCGGACCAGTTCCTCAAGAATGAGGACTTACACAATCAGGTGCGTCAATCCTTCCGTCAGGATGGATACCTTCTTATAGACAATGGCGACCTCGATGATTTATGGGAATTTGGAGACGCCCCGTACAAATACTACGGGAACTTGCACTCTGACATCAGGACACGTGGGAATCATGATAATAAACGGAGAGACCTTCCAGAGGTCGTGGTATTAGACTCTGACCCTCCTATCCTCATAACACATGGGCACAAGGGTGATCCGGTCGATGACCAGCTTTCCTTTATAGGGGAGGCAGCGGTTCATATTTGGAGGTTAGTTGATAATCTGGGTATTCCGAATCCTTTTGGCGCGGGGTCCACAAGGCATGAGGACATAAAGGAAATAATGAAGAGATGGTCAAATGCGAGATCAGTTCCTTTGGTTACAGGCCATATCCACTATGCAGAGATTGACGGGATGTATAAGAATTCGGGATTTTGGAAAGGAGTAGGCGGTCAGGCCATTATAATTGAAGGAAATGAATTTAAATTGGGGAGTTGGCAATGAAAAGAAAATACTTATTAAGAAGGGACAGACCGGATGAAAGGGATTTTCATTCTATGCTATTTCCGCACGAGGAGGTAACAATTCCAACATTCGTGAACCTTCGGAAGTACACCCCTAAAGCATTTGACCAGGGCCAGTGGGGAAGTTGCACAGCAAATGCAGGTGTCAGGGCAAGGATCGTTCTGTCCTTATCTGGAGGGAAGCTTGGCATCAGGATCATGCTCTCCAGAATGGGTCTCTACAAAGAAGAGAAGATCATCGAGGGGGCGCCATTGAGCGAGGACTCCGGTGCCGAGATGAGGGATATTGGAAAGGCCCTTACTACGGTCGGAGTGGCCCCCGAATCAGATGACCCCTATACTGATGCCAACTTTGCTACACCGCTTACTTTCCAAGAGAAGACGGACGCTGCAAAATACAGGGCTAAGTTTTATCAGAGAGTGATCGGGATCACCCAGATCAAACAGTATATCGCTCTCCACCAACAGGGGGTATTGATCGGGATGGATGTCTATGAGAGCATGGAAGGGGACCAAGTGGCCAAGGACGGGATACTCCCCATGCCAGGGAAAGGGGAATCTTTATTAGGTGGCCATGCGCTCTACGTAGAGGGTTATGACGACAATATGATATATCCTCTATGGCAGAAACAGGGATTAAAGCCTGGGGGCCTGATTATTGCAAATTCCTGGGGAATTTCTTGGGCTGACAAGGGGTATTTCTTTATGAATTACAAATATGTAAATGATGGTTTGGCTTACGATTCTTGGATTATCCAATAAAAACGGGTTGACCTCATTCCTTCTCCCTCAAAAACTTTCTAATGAATTTTACATAACCATTTCTATAATCACATTTTGCACAGTGAACAAGGTTGTTATCTGGATAATATTTCAATTTTCCTATTTTGCATTTAGGGCATCTCATCTTTCCCCTCTTTCTCCTTCATCCCAAATTCTTTCGGTGTTGCGGGAAGATAGTCTGCTTTAAATCCTAATGATTCTTGGGTGTTTGGAATAGTTTCAACATTCACCAGAAAATCCAATTTGCAATAGTTTGATTTAATCCTACAAACCTTCCTTTCTGGAAGTTCTTTCTTAAACTCTTGGAGTCCAAGATATAATTCTTTTACTGTCTGTTCGGTTAATTCTAAAGTTCCATAAATAATATCAAATTTCATCTTTCCCTCCCTACTTATTAAATTCTACATACCCACATTTTACACATAAGAAATAATAAGCCATAATCTCAAAATTGATTTCTTGGATAAGAACACTAAACCCACATTTAGGACAGGATTTGATAACCGACACTTTCCCCTCCTTAGACGGCCAATGAGCAGGGAATTTCACCCTAACCGTTTCCTGGTTATTTAAAACCAGTTCCCCCCCATTGGCCGCCTCACTTCAATTTCCTAATAAACACCAGCTCCCCATTCATATCTAAAAATTTATCTTTTAGATAATCCATGAGCAAGACTATCGGCATAATCCGGTCCCATAAAAACCTTAAAGTGACATTCCCGATGAGGCCCGATATAGTGAGAACAGGTTACAATTTGAGACCATCTTTTCCAGTCCATACATCGCAATAACCCACTTGCCTTATAAAGTTTTCTTTGACAGGTTTGGCAGGCTATTTTTTGAGGCAAGGTTCTGAGGATCATTTCTCCTCACAGATATAGACGGGAATACCTACAGCCTGTTGAATTTCTAATTTCATCCTGACTTCATCACTATTGCCATCGCTCAAATGGGTCAAAAAGATTGCCCTACAACGACTAAGATTATTGGCTTTTAGCATAGAAATTAGATTTTCAAGAGACATGTGAGACCTGCGAACTCGCTTTCCGACTATCGCGGGAATGTGGCCCTCAAGGATATTCTTGCTAAGAAGCTCGGAGATGTTGTTGCACTCTACGGCGATCATTGTGATTCCTTGGAAGCGATTTTCAACGTAGGCTGTGTCTGGAATGAACAAGAGGCGATCATTGTCACGGGCTATGAAGAAACCTATTGGATCTGGAGCATCATGCTCAAGGGGGAATGCTGTAACGAATCCTCCAGGGATGGGCAGCGGTTCTAAATAATTGTCCCACATGTGACTTCGATGGTGTCTAACTACCCCCAATGTCATAGCTGTTCCGTAACTCATCCAGCAGTCAACTCCCGTTTTCAATAAATCTTTCACCGCCTTTGAGTGGTCGCCATGACTATGACTACAAAGACAGCCCCCGAGATCCGACAGGCTTATTCCGTGCTCTCTCAATTTATCCCTCAATCGATTGATCGGAAGACCGGCTTCGAGAAGAAGGGGGGCAGCTCCTTCGGATTGAAGGAGATATGCATTACCCCTTGAGGATGAGGCAAATGAAGTGAAGTTCATAGGGATATCTCCGTGAGTGGCTTCGGTTCAAAACTTACGTCTCTCTCAAAATCCCCTTTTGGCCATCTTGCAACCTCATCCCACTTGAATGTTTGATAGCAGTCTAAAGCTCTTTCTTTTGGATAGATCGTCAGCATGATCGCCAGGGCAAGTTGAGCGGGCCCAGATCCGCCATATCCCCAATTAAAACCATCGGGAGAATGATTTCTCACTTTCTGACTCGCTTCTGGACGTAGGAGAACCCCATCAATCCAAATCTCTCCTGTACTCCACTTCCCCTTAACTTTCATAATTGTCTCCCTTCAAAACCCGGGTGCCCTTTTTTCTCCCAAAACCATCCCTTTTTTCAGGAGAGCCGTCTGCTCTTCCTCTGGAGAAGGCAAATCATTGTCTGGTGGGGCTTCCGGCTTCTTCGTCTCTTCTGGTTCTCCCTGTGCCACCTTCCCCGATTCCTCCGGTATCATGATTACTGATCCCTTGTTTGCCTTATCCTCGATCTCCATCTGAACCGCAGCCTCATCTGCCAATTCCTCCATCCGGTTGATTCTCTCCAAGAGCAGGGCATTATCACTACTTGCGTTGATAATGAATTTGGCGACCTTGTTGATGATGGTCCTCAGAGCCATGTCCCGGGCAAACCTTCCATGCGTGCTTTCTGGCTTGAGCTCGCCCTTGTCGTCAAAAGGTTTCATCTTCGACATCTTCCAGGCCTGGTGAATCTCTTCAATGGTCATGATCTCGGTCTTGATCGGGTCTCCATCCTTGTCTAATGCCATGGCGTAGGCTGCTATAATTTTCAGTTTATCCATGTTCTCAAGGCTCTGAACATGTTCGATGACGGCTTTCTTGCCGTTGTGGATTCCAAACGAGAATTTATCTCCCTCGTAAACCACATCATAGCCCCAATCCTTAATGGTGGGGTTGACCATCTCTGCCACGGCCATTGATCCAAAATAGGAGCGCTGGCAGGAAAGGGTCTTACCATATACGATAAAGTAACATTGTTTCTTGCCGGGGTTCAGCCCTTGGACGACCATGTCAAGGACGGCGTTGGCAATGCTGGCCTTCGTACAAACCCCTGTGAGTTTCCCGTCCTCCATAACCTTCTTTTTCTCCTTATCCTCGACGGTGTTCAGGGTCAGGTAGGCAGATTTCAAGGCATTATCCACTGAATAATTCTTGGGAAGGTCGAGTTGCCCGGATTTCAGGAACTCGGAAACCTTCTCGCTCACAATGTCCACTACGGACTTCTCTACTGCTGGGGTATTCTTCTTTTCTACTGTTGCCATGATTGTTATCTCCTTTCTATTTGAATAGTTTTGATTGCTCTAATTCTTTAATTCTCTTTTGTAATTGCTGTATTTGTTTCAATCTACCATCGTGCAACCCCTTTGCATAACCAGCCCTATAGCCTTTCCCATGTTCAAGGCTATGAGAACCAGCTTTGGTAAGTTCAAGGTTTTCAATTCTATTGTCGTCCTTAATGCCATTTTTGTGATGAACAATCTCTTTTGGTTTTAAGCAGCGACCAATATGTTTAGCCATAACCAAGCGATGTTCAAGGACGTAACCTCTGACAGCCATTGGATAATAGAAATCGCCTGAATAAACTTTCGTTTTTATGTAGCCATCCAGTT